TGTAAATGACTGAAGAAGAGAGAGAAGAACTGAATAATCTAAGAAAGGCAATCACTGGTTATCCACAATCAGTACATCCCGAAAAACAAGCAAGATTTACAGAACTTTTTGTAAAATCATTAGAAGGTAAGTCCGATAAGGTTTTGGTATAAATATCTAAAAATAGGTTTTATATGAAAACTTTTAACGAATTCTTAGAAGAATCTTTTAAAAGAACTGGAAAATCTATAGAATTTAAGATACTTCATCATGGTACTGATACAGATGCTGCAACATCTATTAAACGTACAGGACCTAAACCTTCTCCGCAAGGAAGTCAGGGTCCTGGACATTATGTAACTCCTGATCGTAATAAAGCAGCAAAATACGCACAGTTTACTTCAAAAGAACGAAATAAAAAGCCGGCAGTAGTTTCTTATCGTGTATCTCCTCAAAGTATACAAAAAACATCTGAGATTCCAAAAAAATTAACCTCTCAACCACAGACTACACCAAAAAAACCAGTAATTCAAAATACAAGAACTGGACATGTTGCAATGGATCCAATGTATGCAAATAAAAGAATGATTCGTAATCCACAACCTGTAATTAAAAGAGGGAGATAGAAATATCTTTCTTTTTTTCTAAATAGTTGAAAAAGTATTATGGCGGATCCAAAAACAGATATAAATGAATCTCTATGTTGTATTGCACTACGATATATTGATAAGTATCCGACAAATAGTGTAGATGATTTTGTGGATATGATAACCACTAAAGGTACAAAACCAAAGGAGTGGAGTGATACTGGTGTTTTGGAAAATTTGGAAATAGGAAGAGGGAAATTTAGAACACATTCGACATATAGATCTGCCTATGGTCAAAAAGATCCAAATGGAAATTTAAAGTATAAAATTTGGATTGAGGGATCATTTTATAGTGCTCAAGAAATAAGAAAAAAACTAAATGTTGTTTTGAATCAATATATAATATCAAGACCAGACAAAGAAGAAAATAATAAAGCGTATGTAATTAAAGAAAAATGTACTTCTGCAATTAAAAAGTGGGCATATGTTTTTGGAAAAACCGATGTTGCAAAAGCACAAGGATGGTCTAGTGGAATTTTATCTAATTTAAATTCCGATAAAATTAATATTGCAGATATTATGTTGATACATAAAAACTTTCAAATTTATGATGAACTTGATGAAATTCAAAAAATAACAAATGAAATAAAATGGGGTGATGTTAGGAATAATCCATCAATAATTAAAAAATTACTAACACCCAAAAAATATAATGAATACATGAATAGAGCATGGTTGATAAAAGATATATTCAACATTTCATTAAAACAAGTATTGTCTGAAAATTTTCCTGTAAAATTGGTAAATTTAGATAAAAATTCTGCAAAAGAATATGATAATGATGTTGATGAATTTCAATTTTTACTAACTTCATTAGTTGGCGCTGCCAAATCTGGATCTCTTTCTAATTTTGAAAATCTTATTAAAGAAACTATTGATTTGGAACCGATCATATTTTCTGCAAATGACAGATTGGAAGTTAAGTATAAGTTGAATATCAAAAATCTCAAATTCAATAAAGTCAAATCTTATGATTATACAATGTGGACTAATTTTGGAGGAGGTTCAAATTCTGTTTATTTTTCTCAAGAAGGTAGTGATTCTGCTTCCGGTGAGGGTGGCATAACACTCTCTTACTTTTCCAGTTTAGTTGGGGATATTCCAAAATTAAGAACCTTTCTGACATATATGAAATTAAAGAGAAAGGAATATTTTGGTACAGCATGTAAAAAATATGGTGTAAATTTTAGTGATTCTAAAATGGGAACTTCTTCTTTGTCAGATGTAAAGTATAATTCTGTTCTTTACACATCAAATGATTTTAAAAAGTTGGTTCATGTTTTACTAACCGACACAGAACCAGTAACACAAGAAGATGTAGTTACTCCTATAAAATATATTACTAAAAGCACAGGAGAAGTTATTATAAATGATGGTGAAAAATTAACTATAATAGATTATAAATCTATGTTGGTACTGGAAGAATTTTTTAATTTATATGTTAATTTTTTATCAAACAATAGTAGCAAAATGGGAACATATTTTGGATTGAGTGAAAAAACAAAAAAAACCTTAATATCTCAAGGAAGAAATACTTATAAAAAGTTTGAACAAATTCACCAAAGAGAAGTTTTATCAAAAAAGAAGAAAAAATTGGATCTAAAAAAAAATGAGGTATTAAAAAAAGAAATCAATAAAATTAAAGGCACTGCCGCATCAGAAACAATAACATTAAAAAATGAACGTATATCTAATGCAATTTCTTTAACTGAAAGTGAAATTAAATCTATTAAACAATTTTCTATCTCAGAAGTAAGAAAATGGAGAGATAATGAATATAAAGATTTTGAAAAAAAATATAAAAAAGGATTTGCTCTTCTTGCTAATGCAGAGTTTGGATACATGTACTCTACATACGCTGAAAAAATTAATGAATTAGTAAAAAAACAAGTGTTACTATCATTATATTCGGCAGCGAGTGGTAGGGGATATATTATATTTGACGGAAAAAAATTTGAAATGGATGATTATTTTAAAAAAGATGTAAAAGGGTCTCCATATCTAAAAGTTGGGATGTGACACTCTACAAAGTGACCACTGCACGTGAATTTTTTTGAAAATGTACCCTATAATAAAAGTGTAATTAAAAACAACCATGTAATCATGATCAAAGATTTCAACATAGTTCTTGATGAGAGGGAAATTAATACTATTTTATATGTTTTGAATTCTCTTGATGAATCAACACAAGAATATACTGCATACAATGATAATCTGGAGTACTCTGTATCATTGAAAGAAAAGTTTGAAGAGATCATTGGAAAATAAACCACTCAAACAACTGGCACAAGACCCCACACCAGATGCCAAAGATACCTTATATTAGATAAGTAAACAAACGAAGCAACTTCCAAATCAATGGAAACTCTTGAACTCAACGAAACCAACTACTGTGATCAAACTCCAGTCACAATGGAGTTCTCATTTGAAGAGCACGATCTGTTGAATAGTATTCTGGTTCATGCTTCTGAGGCAATGGATCTTGCAATTCCATCAATTTATGAACTTCCAGAAGACTCTGAGATTCGTCAACGTTATGAGACTCTTGAGAGATTACGTCAGTTCTCTTATGCTCTGTGGGCAAAACGTTTTGGTAACTAAATGATGACTTGTGGTATTCTGGTGCTCTTGGCATATTCTCTGGGAGCACTTCAAATTATTCTTCTCAAACACTATCAAACCAAATGACAACGAGTTCTAATTCATCATCTTCTGGCATTGGTTTCACTGGTGCTTTGACTATTCTGTTTATTGGTCTTAAGTTGTGTAACGTAATTAACTGGTCTTGGTGGTGGGTATTATCTCCCATCTGGATTAGTTTGCTAATAGCAATTTTCATTATTGCTATTCTTGCTATTTTTATTCTTATTAAGGAACTTGGCAAATGAAAAAAAAGTTTGTGTCCGTTCAACCAGTCTCTTCTGATGCAAAAGATAGGTTCGTAAATGTTATGGATTCTTTTCATTCGTGCGTGGTTGAACAGGAAGAAAATGAAATGCTCTTTCTTGCTTCTCTGAACAAGTGTTATTATTTTACATTACCTCGTGGTGGTAATGAGCATTGGAGGATTCTAAAGTGACTGAGAAAACTATTTCTGTTCAGTTGACAGATCAGGAACTATTTGATATTCGTATTGCCCTGATGGATTATCGTTCCAAATGGTTTGACTTATATCACAAAGGGTTGCAAGGTGAAATGCCTCAAAACTTTAATGTGAAAGGTGCAGAATTAGTTTATCAGGGTATATTAAAACTTCAAGAACGTATTATTCATTTTTCTGAGGAAATCAATGACTGAAAACTTTGTGAGATTGACGATTGACGAGATTGAAGTTTTAATGGAGGCACTTCAATTGATTGATACAAAAAATGAGGATCTAATTCACAATAGTACTGGTATATCTCTTCCTTCTTTGTATAATAAACTTTATAGTTCTGTTGAGGAAATTTAGGCATTATAATGAAAAGCACACAAATCACCTACATCTATCTTGCAGTTATTGCGATGCTTGTGTATAATTCATTGCTAGCAGTTCGTGATACAAATGGACTCAAATCATTAGAACAACAAACTACTGTGAGGATCTCAAAGTGATTGAATATAGTCAAAATCGCAAAGATATTCAAAATGAGCGATTGATTGAAGATTTCTTTATTTGGGCTGAATCTGAATCAGCATCCAGAGAAATAACTGTGGATTATTTCATTTCAGAATTTTTAAACGTTCCGGAGTTTGTATGACTTTTCTTCTTGGTATTGCACTGGGTTCACTAATTACAATCGGAACTTCGTTTCTGGTTGCCGGACTTGACGAAAACGACTCAATCTACTAAAATTAAGAGGTAATTTACAACAAACAATGGCAACCAAGTTTCTTTACATCGTTGATCACTACATTCCATTTCCCAGTTCAGAATATGGCGGCATTTGGAATGTGATTGCAGAGAGTGATGATGAGTGTTTTGATCTCATTACTTCTAGCGATGATGATTACTATCGGCAGCACCATTCACGCCTGAAAGAGAATATTCTTCAAGCAGAAAAGTTTGCTCTTATTGAAAACGAAAACTCTCGCATAGTAGAATCCTTTACCACCTGATTATGACTAATATAGTACATCTGAATGAAATGTTGTCCGAACTTCGCAAGCAACATCAAGAACGAATTGATTATCTTGAATGTAAAATTACAGAGCACGAAAGAGAAATCACTCAACTCAAAAATTTAGTTCTAGAGGAAAAGGTTTATGATGTCTGATATGGTGATTGATTATGCCGCACATCTAAAAGCAGGTAGAGTGTGGAGAGTTGAGATTCAATTGCCAATGCAAGATTCGTCAGATGATGCACCAGACTTTCTCACTGTGTCTGTTGATGTTGTGGCACCCAATAAGAATCTAGCACAATATATTGTGTCTACAATATATTCAGATTTTGAATCATTATCTATTTCCGATGAACCCCTCAATTGATATAATTCCACAGTTTTTACATAAAGCACCTAAAGGTTATAGTTACGAAGTCAATGAGTTCAAACGTGGCATTTTTGCAATTTGGTTGTGCTGCTCTCATCATTTTAATTATAATGGTGGAAAACCTTCCAAAAGTATTTGGGGTTTTTACAATTACAAGGAGTGTAAGTTTTATTCTCCTGTAAATAGTAAGACAGTAGGAAAACAAGTGCAGTTCAAAAACACAAGAGACTACTCTGCAATGCCAATTAAACAGTATCCTTTAGATAAATTCTTTAGATGAACTCATTTGCAACTGGTGTGATTGTTCAATACAAAGAGTGGGTTGGTGAAGTACGTTTTGTCTGTGAAGATTATGTTAGTATCTGTACGTCAATAGGAAAACATATATCAGAAGATATATGTGTTCTGGTATATAAACAGAACTGGGTAAATGTAAGACTTTTGAAGGAAAGTGACAAATGAAAAGATTCTGGAAATTATGGGCCCAGAGTCTGGGCGAGAAAGTATCCAAATGTGATAAAGAAAGCGACACGGTAGCGATGATTCGCACCGTGATTTTTAGTACATATCTCATCACCAATCTCTTCATATGTGCTGGTGTGTCACGTCATTGGAATGATGTAACTCTGGGGCCTTCAAAGTGTTCCTATAGTGTAAGCACTCAAACCAAATGATAGAGTTTGACGACATTTCAATTGAAGAGTTCTCTCCTTTTGATTTTGTAGAGGAGATGAATGAATCTCCCGACAAAGAAGATTCATTCAAATTTGATGAATATCTAAAATCCAACATTGATTATTGATTATGAATCCTGACACTTTTAATTTCACCGGTGATGCTGTTACCTATTTGGGTTTTGTTGGTGTGATCTCCACACTGATTATTCTTGTAACTGCTTTCACTCGTTTCTACAAATCGCCCCTAAACAAATGACCGACACTGTAAACGTTCTGCCTCATCTCAAAGAACTTCGTGATTCTTGGAAGCAGCAAGATTTTCAATTCACTAAGGAACAGCAGGAAAAATATGATATTCTGATTATTGCTCGTCAGGAACGAATAAAGTTCTTCAAAGAGAACGGACTTGTTTCAAAGGGTAGTAAAGTTGTTGATTCTCGTGAGGTAGATTAACACTAAATAATCAAAAGATACGTTCAGCAGCAAATGAAAACCTTTCAAGAGTTTTATATGATTGCAGAGGCAACATATGACGCAAGTGTAATGAGTTCTTCTCAAATTAGAAAAACTGGAGAAGGTGGGCGTATTGGTGCTGAACGTAAGAAATCTGCTGCTGAAATACGTAGATTGAGGCAGGCAAAACCTGGAGAGGAAAGAAAACAAACAGAATATAAAGATCGTAAAGATATAGGTACTCAACGACAGGCAGATACAAGAGTACAACAACCAACACAACCCCGTGATTCTGCTGCTGTAAGAGAAAGAGCAGCAGCAGCAGCGAGGGAAGAAAGAAGACAAGCAGCATTGGCAAGAAGATCTGGTACAGATACACCAAAACCAAAACCAAAAGATTTGGTAAAAAGTGCATCAAAACTTTTAAGTAAAACTAAAACCCCCGAAGTAGATTTGAGACCTTCAGATCAACCAAAGAGAGCAGTTGTTGGTATGTCAAGAGAGACAAGAAAGGATATTACTAGAAGAGGAAGTAGAAAACTTAGAGATTTAGTAATAAAGCATAGAGCAGAAAAGCAAGGAGTTGATCCATCTAAAATTACACTTTCACCAGACTATGATGTAAAATAAACTCTGGGGCCTTCAAAGTGTCCCTATAGTGTAAGCACTCAACCCAACCAAATTCAACCAGACAAGATTATGACTTCAAATCCTTATGTTGATCACTTGATTGAAAAGGGTTACACTGAGCAAGAGATTCGTCAGACTCGTGCTCCGAAGCGCACCTTCCCTTATACTATTGGGGCACGTACATATCAGACTGAAGAGGCATATCAATGGGCACTTAGTGAATTTCTAAACGGTATTTGATAGGTAATAGTAACTCTGGGGCCTTCAAAGTGTCCCTATAGTGTAAGCACTCAACCCAACCTCAAATGACCCGAATTGAGATTCAAAGAGCACTCTATGATGCTCGCAAAGAATATGTAAAAGCACAAAAGCAAGTTGAGTTTCAAAAACGTGAAATCGCATTTCTAAATCAATGCTGGAAAGAATTTGATTTAGACCTTTACTCTGAAATGTTTTCCTAAATTTTCATTATGAAATCCGTAACTATTCCCATCACAACTCTTGAGGCTCTGATTGAGTGTCTTGCAGATGCGATTAATGTTTGCTATAATGTAGATTCCAAATCCAAACGTTGTGAACTATCTTATCCTTATGCAGTAGGATATAGTCGTTCTGCAATGCTTCTAATTCAGGATCAACTTAAGAATCTGAAAACACAAAACTGATTATGACACTTTGGAGAGCAGAATGTTGGTTGGGTTCCAATGCGGGACGCCAAACACTTGAAGTAAACGCAAGTACACCTACAGGTGCAAAGGAACAACTGCAACGGGTTTATGGTGCAGAACATATAAGTAACATAAGAGAAGTTTCCAATCTTTCTACTGGTTTATCTGGTGAAGATATTGATGCAAAAATATGGTTAATTGCTATTATAGGGGTTCTTTATTTGGTTGTAACATATTGGTATGTTGCTATTCCAGTTAGTGTTATTCTTGGTATTCTCATCTATATGGGAATGAAGGAAGATTAGAATAACTCTGGGTCCTTCAAAATGTTCTTATAGTATGAATCTCAACTCAATGAACTTTCAACTTCGTCCTCATCAACTTCGTGGTGTTGATGCTATGTCCAAGCACGACAAAGGTCAACTCATAAAACCAACTGGAGCAGGAAAAACTCTTACTATGATTGCTGATGCACTCAAAGAGTTTGCTAAAGAAACTCCACAGACCATTGTTGTTGTTGCACCACGTATTTTGCTTGCGGAGCAGTTATCCTGTGAGTTTTTGGAGTTTATCACTAACGCACAAGTATTTCACTGCCACAGTGGAGAAACTCATCACGAAAGTTCTACTCGTCCTGCTGTGATTAGTCAGTGGGTTGAGAACAATAACTCTCATCACAAGTTGATATTCACCACATACAATTCTCTTCAACGACTTGTTGATGCCGAGATTGATGTGAATACGATATTTTTTGATGAGGCACATAACAGCGTCAAACGTAACTTTTTTCCTGCAACGGAGCACTTCTCCGCAAATGCAAATCGTTGTTACTTCTTTACTGCAACCCGCAAGACTTCTGCGACTGTAGGTAAACCAGGAATGAATGATTCTGAGGTTTATGGTAACATAATTTGTCGTGTTTCTGCACCAGAACTTGTTGATGGTGGGTATATTGTCCCACCCAAAGTTTTTACACACCCATCTAAAACTACTGATGAATGTGGTGGGTGTTCTTATGAACGAGACAAGCACAATCTCATAGACATTATCAACACCTATGGAATGGATAAAGTATTGATTGTATCCAAAAAGACTAAGGATATTATAGGTCTCACTACTCAAACTGATTTCCAACTCCAAATGGAACAATTGGGATATGAGGTTCTTCACATTTCCAGTAAGTTTGGTGCCTTTATCAACAATCAGAAAGTCAATCGTGAGGTATTTTTTGATACTCTCAATGCTTATGGTAAGGATGTGAACAAGAAGTTTGTTGTGCTGCATTTTGATATTCTTGCGGAAGGATTAAATATATCTTGCCTGAATGGTATTGTATTTCAGCGCAGTACAGATTACATCAAAATATTACAAACTGTTGGTCGTGCTATTCGTCTTGATCCACGAGACAGTAAGGGTATGCAAGAGGGCACAATCACTCCCGGTGCCGTGAATACCTACAATAAGAAGTTTGGTCTCGTTGTTACTCCTGTGTTTGATAAGGTTGGTATCAGCACTGCCAAAAAAATTGAGGTTTGCCTTGATACTGTTTTTTCGAAAGGTGATATGTTAGATTCAGTGGTTCGCAGGTGAGACCCAATGAGACCCTGGTCTACCACTAGAGCAAAACCTGATTTTTTGATGATTCTACCCTGAGAGCATGAAAGGTCATTTACCACAAACGAAAACACCGATTTTTTGAAAAGTGACACAAATGCAAAAAGGATTTTTGATTGATAAGGGTGTCTATGCTTGTGTTTCCTCTGGTGGGCAGTTTATGATACTTTACGAGGGGCAACAGTTGAAGTTATGTCGGACAGAAAGTTCGGCAAGAAAGTATATCAACGAACACAAGAAAATCGGGAGTGTTGCACAACTACCCATAGAATAAACTTTCCGGAACCTTCAAAATGTTCATGACCAAACAAAATCACAATTCTCTCCAAACTCAAATCAAAATGAATAAACAATTCCTAATTGATATTACGTGCGAAACATTTATTGCTCGCACCAAATACTTTGCTCAACAGAATGATTTTTCCACAGTCGCAGCAATTTATTCTGAATGGATCGTTGATGGGGTAGATCCAGAAAATGGAGAGTATGTATGGAGTTTTATTCCCATAATCATTTGATGACATTAGAAATTGTATCTTGAGATAAATTATGAAAACCATTTTGCACAGTGGATACGGTTATCAAAAACTTCTCTGTGAGAATGTTACTTCTTGGTTTCTGAATAAGTTTCTTCCCCGACATAAAGTTGAGGTTGAAATCTTACATCGTGGTCTCAAAAGAGAGGGGGTTTATGGTTGGTGCTCTGTTCAAGATTGTAACTGGAATCCCAGACATTTTCTGATTGAGATTCAAACTCACCTAAATCAGGACGATTACATTATTTGTTTATTGCACGAACTACAGCACGTTTTACAACATGTTCGCGGAGATTTGAAAGATAAAGGCAACATTCGCTGTTGGAAAGGTATTGATTGTAGTGAAATGAAATATGATGAGATGCCATGGGAAATTGAGGCACATAAAAAAGAACAAGAACTTTATAAAGAGTATTTTATCCATCTAAATTCTAATACCTAAATGACTCCCGAACAAAAGTTACAACAACTGTTTGAAGAGATATATCAACTCTGCGACCAACAAGGTTGGGGTGACCCATTCTCATATGCTCGCTCTCGTGAGATACATCTTGCTTGTATTCTTGGGCATAAAGTAGCAAAAACCTATTCTGGTGCTGATGCTGTGGATGAAGAAGGTGAATGTGAGTATAAATCTACCATTGCTAATTCTATCAATGCGACATATAATGGCATTAGTGTTCAAGATAATTGGGAAGAACAGGAGCGTTATTTAATTGAAGAAAAGATCGGTAAATACTCTAATCATTATATTGCTCGCTATGATGGTTGTAAAGTGGCAGAAGTGTGGAAACTGACTAGTGATAATGTATTGATGATTCTTCTTCCCAAACTCAAGAAAGATTGGGATCGTAAGATTCACGGTAAGTACAAAGATCCCCGCCTCTCTGGTAGTCTGTCCAAGAAAGAAATCTATCAATTTGGTAATCTTATTATATGACAATTGACTCTAAAAAGATTTTATATTCAAATGGTGGAGGAAATGAAGCGTATACTCCTGATTATGGTGTTACTCCAATTCTCAAATATATTCCCATAGATGCAAAGGTCTGGTGTCCATTTGATACAATTGATAGTGAGTTTGTCAAGCAGATTAGTCAGCAGAATGAAGTAGTCTTCACTCATATTCAGTATAATCAGGACTTTCTCACCTATGAACCTGATAACTGGGATATAATTGTATCTAATCCACCATTCACAAACAAGCGTAAGTTCTTTGAGAGAGCATTATCATTTGACAAACCATTTGCATTGATTATGTCCAACACTTGGTTGAATGATAGTGCTCCAAAGCAGTTATTTAAGAACAAGGATTTGCAGTTGTTGATGTTTGATAAACGAATGAAGTTTCATAGTCCTGATGGTAGATCAAACGACAAGATTACGTTCAGTAGTAGTTACTATTGTTGGAACTTTCTACCCAAACAAATCATAATGGAAGAATTGCAAATAAATCAATCAAAAGCAAGACTTCCCGTTGATTAAAACTCTGGGGCCTTCAAAGTGTCCCTATAGTGTCGGGGAGAGCACCAAAGTTCTGGTTCAGGTTTAAGTTTTTGATCAGACTTAAGTACTTGGTCCGGGCAATGGAATAATGCTCTTGGTAATTCGTCTCAAACAATTTAGTGCTTCACAAGGTACTAAAGAGAATGAGAATCCACTGTTGTGAGTGGTAGGATGGGGGTTCAAATCCCCCCCCGATGTATTCTTGACCCATTGAATAGAGGGGTCTTTAAATATACTCTATTCTGGGGCCTTTAAAGTGTCCCTATAGTGTCACCACTCACTTTGTTCTTTCTTGATTATGATTGTTTCTGAAGTATTTCATTACACTACTTCCGGTTGGGATTGGCAAGATTGTAATATGAATCAGATGTGGATTGAAGAGATTGAGGAATCTCCTGATTGTTACAAATACGTTGCTGTTGCTTACAATCCTCGTAAGGATGTGAGGATTGTAATGTCTGAACCACGTTGCTATGCTGATACCCTAAATTGGATACGTAGTTGGTGTCGTACTTTCTGTATTCTTCCTGAGTTCTCTGTTGCTGTTTGATTATGACACCCACACAAGTTAATGGTAAGAAGGTTAATCGTGAGAACTTTTAGATCGACTTAATCAATTGATTCAGAGTTACTAACTCTGGGGCCTTCAAAGTGTCCCTATAGTGTAACCACCAACCAACCAAAAGCAAAACCCAATGTTTATTACCTGCCCTGTTTCTTTTGATTTGTGTGATGCCGAATGGTTTGATGATGTGGAGGATGCAAAGGATGATGCACTTAATTGGAGTGTAGAACTTCATGGTGAGAATGTAGTTGTATATGAAGCAGTTGAGGATAATTGTGGATATAAGTTTAATCCATTATCGTCTATTTTTGCCTAGTTATCTTGCTATTTTTACCAATGAAAGTTCCAAACTGGGTTCATAACTCAGGAAAACAAAAGAATACTAAGGGCACTTGCAAAGGACAACTTAAAGCAAGAAAGCAAGCACTTCAAGCACTCAAAAACAAACTGAACTTCAAATGACTTTCATGGAACTCTCACAAATTCTCACACTCTCTACTGCACACCTTCATCCTTTGGAAGGACAGAAGATTGATAAAGCTGCTTATATTGCTAGTGATACTTCTGCTCTGGTAACTACTGACCCAGGAATGTATGAGTTTTATATTGAAAAAAGTCTACCTTGTTTGGTAGAATTGCTGAAATTGGTTAAAGAACAACATGATGATGTTGCTTATGTTTTATTTGACCCTGATGCAAATGTAGATGATGCTTACAAATCTTATGATTGGTAACCCTTGTGCCCAGTAATCGCACTGGCACATAACACCTCCAAAGGCACCTTTGCCGTGTTATGATTACGGAGTAATCAACCAAAAGCAACCCCGTCAAAGAAACAAAATGAACACTTTCACCAGACCCTACAATCTTCACCGTCAATGGGTTGAGGATGACATGAAGGAGGATTATGGTTATGACAATCTTATCGCATTTAATGAGGCAGTTGCTAATGGTGATTTAATTATTGGTGCAGATGGGTACGCAAGACCTCCAGTTGATTAAAACTCTGGGGCCTTCAAAGTGTCCCTATAGTATGAAGAACACACACCTAGAACACCCTGAAGATGAGATTCTCACAGGTAACCTATCTGTGCTGAATTGGTTCACTGCAAAATCAAAGATTACCGTCAAAATTGATGGAAGTCCTGCAATAGTTTTTGGTACAAACCCAGAGAACGGTAAGTTCTTCGTGGGCACCAAAAGTGTCTTCAATAAAGTCAAGATCAAAATCAACTATTCCGTAGAAGATATTATTCGTAATCACGGTAATAATGTTCGTGTCTCAGAGATTCTGATTGCTTGCTTTCACAATCTACCACGTATCTCTGGTATTATTCAGGGAGACTTTATTGGTGCTGGTGGTTCCGATACATATTGCCCCAATACTATCACCTATAAGTTTCCAAAAGTAATCACTCAACCGATTATCTTTGCTCCTCATACAACCTATTCTGGGAGCAATCTTCGTGATTGTAGTGCATCCTTCGGTGCGAAAGTTCGTGCCTGTTCTACAGTCTTATGGGTGCGTCCTAGAGTGTATCTAACTGCGGATCGTGAAGATATTCTTGACTTCTGTAACTTTGCCCGCCAGATGAGCACTTTGTGTGAATTTGTGTCTGAAAAAGAAGCAGTCAAAATCAAGAAAGAGATTAACCTTTATATTCGTGAGAATCGTAAAGTTTGTGAGTATGAGATTGCCGAGAAGTATAATTGTGACAAAAACTTGATTCGGTTGTGGAAACTTGTGGAGAGCATAAAGATGGATTTGTTCTTCTACATTCGTGCCGATAAAAGTATTTATTGTGAGATTGATGGTCGCAGTAGTGATCACGAAGGATATGTTATTTCCAATCGTTTTGGAACCTATAAAGTGGTGAATAGAGAAGAGTTTAGCAGACTCAACTTCACTCTGGAGAAGTCCTGGAGTTAATAACTCTGGGGCCTTCAAAGTGTCCCTATAGTGTAAGCACTTCAAATTCCAACATCACTGAAGTCTCACTACTTTCTTAACATTCAACTAAATCAAAATGACTGCTACTTTTTCTGATTACGTTGCCACACAGGATGCTCGCAACACCATTCATCTTAACATCGTTAAGTATGGTCTGATTCTGTGTGATGCACTGAAGCAAACTGCACCAGATGGTTATGGTTTTGAACTGGAATCTTCTGGGCGTAAGTATCATAAGATCTTTTTGTGTATCAACGGCAAGCGTGATTCTATTCACGCTTTTATTGATAAGAAGACTGGTGATGTCTACAAACCAGCATCAATCAAAGCACCTGCCAAAGGTGTTAGATACAACCTGCGACTAATTAACGATAGGGAATGGTTATTTGCGAATGCCGACTGGAGCGGATCGTATCTTTATTCTCGTTGATTAAAACTCTGGGGCCTTCAAAGTGTCCCTATAGTGTAAGGTTCAAACCTTTCAAACCACCAAATCTCAAAAATGGCACAAACACTTCATCCATTCACTTCTTCTACTTCAGGTCTTGGTTACAATGTAGTTTCCAGTGAAATCTCAAGGATTGCTGTTGTTTCAAACGACACAGGAACTTATGATCTATTGGTAATTTTTCACAGCAATGTGGATAAAGTTTACCGATACATTTTTGAAGATGCTGGTGCTGCAATTCGTTTCATTAATCTTCTTGAAGATGATGTTGCCAGAGCAGAAACATCTTGGGGTTATGAGTTTAATCGGGCCCTAAAGCATGGTGATATTGAAATCGTTTGATTTTATACACAAAGAGGGGTGCTTTATGTGCCCCTCTTATTCTTCCAAACTCTTTTAATTCTTTACCAGAAGTTGGGATGAAAAGTATCTTCAACAGGTAATGATTCCTATTACTGTGTGTGCATAGGTAATCATAACCTGGGGCCTTCAAAGTGTCTCTATAGTGTAAGGCACTCAAACATTCAACCAAATCAAAATGACACTCACCACTCAAACAATTCAAGAGTTCTTCACAGAAAATGAATGGGATATGATCTACAACTTCATCGGAAATGCTCTGGACAATGATGATTATGAGCGTGAAGATGTTTATGCGATTCGTGCTAAAATTCACAATCTCTTTCTTTCACAATGAACACTCCAAACTGGAAACATAACTCTGGTAAGTCTAAACGAACCAAGGGCATGTGTAAGGGGCAAATTGTTGCTCGCAAACAAGCACTTAAAGCACTCAAACTCAAACTCAAGTAACATCCTTCAAAATCATGTCAACTCGTTCCCGCATCGGTCTACAACTCTCAGATGGTTCTATATTATCTTCCTATCATCATTATGATGGTTATCCCGAATGGTTGGGACGTATTCTAACTACTCACTACAATTCAAAATCTCTTGCTGAAGAATTGATTGATGGTGGTGATATGACTTCCTGTTGGACAGATGAACGTTGGGATGATAGTGGTGTGAAGGGTGTTTATGGTCCTCAATATTACTCTGCTCGTGGTGAAGATGTTCCACCTAGTCTTGATAATACTCTTGATGAGTATCTAAAACATAGTGAAGATTATTCTTATCTTTATCGTAATGGTGAATGGGTATGTTATGATACTAAAAGTTGGAGTGAAACATATCTTCAACAAGTAGAAATTCCTATTACTGTGTGTGCATAGGTAATAGTAACTCTGGGGCCTTCAAAGTGTTCCTATAGTGTAAGCACTTCTCAACCACTTCACTCAAACCAAAAATGCAACTTTCTGTCCGCTGCTCTTCTGCCCCTTGGGAGAACGAAACCACTGATGAAGATCGTGCTATTGATCTGGCATATTCTCTCTCTGAAGAATACTCCTGTGATGTTCATTTAGTATACACTTCAACTGGTACTATTCACTCTGTTGTTTCTAACTACTAATCGATTATGAAACTCTACATTCTCAAAGAAGTTCTTTATGATTACACTTCTGGAATGTGTATCATCGCAGCAGAATCTATGCCTCAGTGTGAACAGATCTTTATGCAAGAGTTCGGGTATTTTACTGATTGCAATGGTGAACGTGTGAAAGATGAAGAGATGCAAAAACAGTTCAACAATGCCCAAGTCACTATCATCGAATCTGTAGGACTTGATGAAGCAGGTATTGTAGAATATGTTTATGGTGGAGGTTGAATCATAAGAGTTAATAACTCTGGGGCCTTCAAAGTGTCCCTATAGTGTAAGCACTCACTCAAACTCAAATGACCGACACTCAAACTCAAATGACCGAACAATCTTACTCCTTCAGGGGTATCTTCACTGACAAAAACTACTCTACTCGCCTTGGTTACATGGCACCAACTGCACAAGATGCTTGGAATGGTATCGCAAAGCAGCATCCTACTTTCCTAGTTCAAAACTGGGGACTTGAGGGTCAAGTTGACTAAAACTATTTTTCATTTATTAACATCTAAACTCAAACCAAACAAAATGACTGCAACTTTCACGATTAAGTATCAAGTTCCTTATCCATCAGTTGGACTCATTGAAGAATGGAGAACGCAAACATTTTCCACTCGTAATGAAGCAGAAAGAATGATAAAGTTCTATCGTTCCTGTGGTTCACCTGCAAAGATGATTTAGTTTAGTAAAGTATCAATCACAAAGAGGTTATTATGAACACTTTTGCAATTGTGACTCCAAAAAGTAATAAGGCAAAGAACAGATTTGCCAATCTTATGGATAAGAATCAAACTTGTATTGTTGAACAAATTAAGGACAATCTTGTGTTCTTACGTTCATTGAATGGCAAGAACTTTTTCTGGGTAAATCTTCTTAACGATTCTGATTGGAGCATTAAACTATGAAAAATCAAGATCAACTTATTCGTTCAATAGAACAAAGAATTGAAGATCTTTCCTTTATTGATGAAGAACTTGCATATCAATTTGAGTGTGATTTGTATTACGAAACAGATGGTGATGACGTGCCTATTGTTGAACTTTTCAATCAAGAACTTTTAGATGAACTTGATCAATTGATTCAGAGTTACTAACTCTGGGGCCTTCAAAGTGTCCCTATAGTGTAAGCACTCAACCAACCTTCTAATGACTAAAACACAGATCAACGAAGCAATCGCTCAGGAATTCCTGAATCTTTCTACTCTCAACGAGTCGCTTTATGATTATTGGATCAATAATCTTTATACTGTTAATGGTGAATTCATTGAGGATTCATGGAATGAATCCAATCTGAAAAAGATGAAAGATGATGTAATTTTTAACTCTGAATCTTGAATCATAAGAGTTATTAACTCTGGGGCCTTTAAAGTGTCCCTATAGTGTAACCACCAACTCAACTTCCAATGACCACCTTTACCACCTTTCCTTTCCGAAAAACAATGAGCATCAATGACCTGTTTGATTCTATCAAACTCACTGAGTCTTTAGCACTTGAAAACTATCAGCAACGTAATGGAGTTGTTGATTATCGTTTAGATGGAGTTTGTAATCATTACTTCCCAGTCTGGAATGATAAAGAACCGTCATTTAAAACTGGTGAGATAGTGCTCACATGTAAGGTATCTAAAACAGTCAAGGGTCAGTTACGTTACAACTTTCTTATCAATGGTAAGAGAGTTGCAGAGAAGATGATTCCTTCAACATTCTTATCATTGGGTGCCTTTTGGAGTAAGTAAGATCTAAAGAGAGGAAGGAGTTTTTTGCCTCTATAAACAAAGTGACTCTGTAAAGTATGAATAATTCTTTAAAAGGTGGTTGGGTGAATAAAGAGAGAGAGGACTGGTAATCCTTTCTCTCTTTTTTTTATGTCAATAAACGACGTAATCCATATTGCATAATATAACTTTCTAGTGAGTTTTCAATGATAGAATTGATGAAGGTGTTTGTATCAGGAACTGGTAATCCTTTTCTTATTGATGCTGTATAAACCTGTTTCACTCTCTTTGCAAGAAAGTCATCTAATACGTAACCATCAAACTCTTTCTGTATCTTATCAGTCTTCCATTCTAAGTTCTCAAGTCTGTTATCACTTAAGTCACCATTCTTGTGTATTACAGATCTTGAAATGTCATCAGTTGGAATGAATGCTAATGCTAATAATCTATGAATCACGAAGTTCTTCAGATTGCCGTATCTATCAGTAAGTCTTACAAACTTACATTGTCTTGTCTTAGACTTCCAACCGGGAGAAAGTATCTTTGATTTATTATGTCTAAAACTCCATACATTTCCTTCGGTGTCTATACCATACTCAGTGAAGTCTTTAAGTAATTCAACTTTAGATAAGTTGACGATTCTGCTCTCCATATCTTTGAATTGTTTTTCCTGTTCATTTTATGTATGGGAAAAGAGTTTTCCACAGGTTGAATTTAAAGATTGAATTATTATTAGTTAAACTTGAATTTTAGTGTATTACAAATCTTAATAGGTGATGAATAAAGAGTCTTATTAAATGCTGAATAGGGTTCTTAAGAATCTTTATTAAACCTTATTAAATGCTGAATAAAGGTCTTATTAAGTGTTGAATAGGGTTCTTAAGAATCTTTATTAAACCTTATTAAATGCTGGATCTTATAGTTATCTAAGCGAGCATACACCAAGAATCATAAATTGTCAAGAATAAAGTTGCAAATCTCCACAAAAGTTCCCCCCAGGACCTCATAAACACTCATAAACACTCACAAACACTCATAAATACCCTCAACCTACTTGACACCTATTGTAGGTCATTGTAGACTAGTCACATACATTAAGGAGCATCATTCTCATGTCGGTATCTTATCTTCAGGGACAAAAGCAACGTTTTCGTGTTACATTAGAACTTGACGTTTTGAATGACTTTGATCCACACAATATGGAATGGGAGAGGATTTTTGACCTAGAACCGAATGAGAAAGTATCGGCATATGTAGAGGATCTCGATGTACCTGTGCGCTGGTAATCTATGAAGTGATAATACCTGTGAAGTAATAGTATTTCACAGGTTTATTTTGTATAAATAAACATATCAGATTAAGAGTTCTGAATTGTTTCATTCTAAAGTATAATTCTTTCCCATAAAAGCACAATAGCCGGTTAACCCGCGTGAGGTAAGACTTTTAAGAGTGGATATAAAGAATTCCCTACTTTCTTTGAGCACTTAAGAATCATTAACTGATACATTCTATTTGAATACATTTCAGGCAAAACTGGTTTAACGCAAGGTTTCCTAAGGCGCCGCACAAAAAGTATATTCAAATATAGCACAATTAAGAATAACAAAAACAGGGATGGTTCCTAATAGAATTAGATTTTAATTCTATTACTTAGGGGTCAATTTATAGTGTCTAGATGTATTAAGTTCTTATTAAGTTCTTATTAAGTGATGAATTAAGTATCTGATCATAACCTATAAGTATCTGATCATAACTCTGGGGCCTTTAAAGTGTCCCTATAGTGTAAGCACTCAACCAAGCTTCCAATGGTTATTATCTACACTAAGGCGGCCGCCAATGGCGAATTTGATGGAGTCGGCATGGATAGTCAGCGTATCAGTCGCGAATATAAAACAACTCGAGGATTCCTTCAGCACGGTCTTCCTAATAACTTTAGGGGGACAACATTAAGATTGGAGATATATTATGGGGACAATATTTATCGGGCTCCGGATAAAGTTACGTACATTGTGACATGACAGATCTGACCCATTGAATGGATGGGTCATTAAATATACTCTATTCTGGTTATCTTAACTTAAGATAACTCTGGGGCCTTTAAAGTGTCCCTATAGTGTAAGCACTCAACCAAGCTTCCAATGACCTACAATCCTTGCAAAGATGCTGCCACCCTTGAACACTTTGCAAGGTGGGAGATGCACTCTAAAACTCTAGATATGTACTCCTTAAAGTATATAATCAACGATTGCAAGTCTGCTGCTGAGAATATGAAGGGTTGGAATCCAATCCGAGAGGGTTACTATCTGGACCAGGCAGCAACTTATGGGATGGAAGTAACACGTAGGAATGCGCAATTGCCCTTTGGTTTACGTCATAGAGTATAGTACTAAGTAACGTTGACCCATTGAATAGGGGGGTCATTAAATATTCTCTATTCCGGTTATCTTAAGTTAAGATAACTCTGGGGCCTTTAAAGTGCCCCTATAGTGTAACCACCGCCCAAACCAAGATGACCACCGCAACCTATCAATTGAATTCCCTTAATATCTCCTACAATGGTTGGGAGAATTATGAAACCTGGAATGTTGCTCTCTGGATTCAAAATGATGAGTTTCTCTATAACACAGCCAAAGCATGTGTAGAGTTCTGCAATGATAACGAAACACCTTATGATAAGTTCGTTCGTTGCATGACTGAGGGACAGATTGGTCGTCATCTTGTTAGCACTCCGGACGGTGTTTCTTATAACAATCCTAAAATCAATCACCTGGAAGTCAACGAAATGATTCAAGATCTTTGAGTCGTTAACACAAACAGTCCTGAGTTATGACTATAAACTAACTCCGTGAATTAGGGCACAATCACGTTAATCATGCCCAGGTAGATAAGTAATGCGATCTACCGTGAATGGCAGTGATACACGTCACAACTCTGCCAAACTATGTACCCTCTGGTTGACACTGGGGGGCACTACAGTGAGTGAAACTCACCAGTGGAATGGTGTAACACCCGACCCAACGGGAGTAGGGGTCATTAAATATACTCTATTCTGAGAATTCTGAGGTAATCATAACTCTGGGGCCTTTAAAGTGTCCCTATAGTGTAAGCACTCAACCAACTCAACTTTCCTCCCATGCGTAAGATTGAAACCGCAATGATTGAAGCAATTGAGAATCAACTCAATTGGAAGTCTGCTAACACTGAAGTGATTAACTCTGAACTGGCAAGTGATGGAACTGTTGTCAGTGTAGTTAAACTTCACGGGCATAAGATTGCCGTGATCGGCGACAACTTTATTCAACTATTCGATGGTGGTTGGCAGACTGCTACCACCAAAAGTAGGTTGAATGCAATACTCAAAGGGTTCGGAATTGCGGGAGAAGGTGTATTTCAAAAGGCAGGGGAATGGTTCGTACGTATTCATGAAGATTTTAAAGTTGACTTTGAAGTTGTTAAATTCACCAGTGGAATGGTGATCTAAGGTAATACCCGACCCAACGGGAGTAGGGGTCATTAAATATACTCCTCCCAGAGTTTAAGTAACAGTGTGTCACTTAAGTGACAGTGAGTGGCACACTTTTAGTGAGTTGTATAAAGAACCCGTTTCGTGAGTTGTATAAAGAACTCGTAGTGTATTAGAATTAAACAGTGAGTTCTTATCAGTAATATCGTGTTCGTGGTTAATTGTTTATACTTAGTTAAATGTAAAGAATTAAACAGTGCTGTTTGACAGTTATTATTAATTCGTGGTTGTTAATAATGGCGGGTAATGCGCCCCCGTATATTATTTTTTTGGGTCCCTACAACCTACAGAGGTGACAAATCGACCGATAAATATCAATCTCATAAAAAATTTCCGGAGTATGAAAAAACATCCCACAAGGTTTAATGGATATTATATTACTGAGAATGAAAAAGTTTATCATGAACCAAATAAATGTTTTGACGGTAAAAATAAAAAAGATTTGGTAGAAGTTCAGCAATTGAATAATAGATAAAAGTATGATGAGCACCCTTAGAAATCTCCGCCGAACTCCTTACTGGAACTTCTGGAAGGTTGTACTTGCAGGTTGGTGTATAAGATATCCAAAACAAATAATATTCATTCCTCTTGGATTTTTATTGATCTTGATATATAATCTTGTTGCGAAATAATTCTCAACAAAAAATTTTTGCCATAAAAAAATGTCTTATAAAGAAAAAATATACCACATATATGCAAAGGACCGATGTCTATTTCATTCTATCAAAGAAGAAGAATTTAATACAACCTGGTCAACACTTAAGATTATGGTTGGTCTGATGAAAACAGACTATACTATAGAAGACTTGTCATATGAAGAACTTACCTTCAATAAAGATTTGACACTTCATTCTTCTCATTGACAATGCATATATAAACTGTTAAAATTAAACTTAATTGAATTGAAAATTTATGGCAAAAGGTTTCACTGTGAAAGCTGCTACTCCAAAACCATCTCAAGAAGAATGGGATTATCAAGCAATTAAAGAAAGAATGCGTGGAAAGTCAATTGTATTTTGTCTTCCTGGTCGAGGATGTTCTTTTATTTTTCTCAAGGCATTTGTACAACTTTGTTTTGATTTAGTACAAAATGGAATGAGTATTCAAATTTCTCAAGACTACTCATCAATGGTAAACTTTGCCCGGTGTAAGTGTCTAGGTGCAAATGTACTACGTGGTCCAAAGCAAATTCCATGGGATGGAAAACTTCAATATGATTATCAACTTTGGATTGACTCGGATATTGTCTTTGACTCAAACAAGTTCTGGCAACTTTGTGATATGGCACTGCCTGCCGAAGGTGAACAAAAGGAAATTGTTGGTGGTTGGTATGCCACAGAAGATGGTCACACAACCTCTGTCGCACATTGGTTAGAAGAAGATGACTTCCGCAAAAATGGTGGAGTCATGAATCACGAAACTGTGGAGAGTATCTCCAAGCGTCGGAAGCCATTTACAGTTGATTATACTGGTTTCGGTTGGGTTCTGATTCAGAAAGGAGTATTTGAAAATCTTGAATATCCATGGTTTGCACCGAAGATGCAAGTCTTTGAGTCTGGTGCCGTACAAGATATGTGTGGTGAAGATGTCTCATTCTGTCTCGATGCAATTGAAAAAGGATTCAAAATCTGGTGTGATCCGCGCATTCGTGTCGGGCACGAAAAAATTAGAGTGATTTAATGCAAGAAAAACTTTACAATCTCTTATATAAGAATCGTAAAATTTATATGAATCTCACTGCAGAAGAATGTAGTGAGATTCTTCAAGAATTCTCCGAACAATTTTATGCCGGAGAAGATGTTAATCCAAATGAACTTGAAATGGAGGAAATTTAATCATGGCAAAAAATCGAAAAACACTGAACGGTTCAGATGTAATTGAATCTCATCCCAAGAATACCCGACAGGGTGATGGGAAGCACACAAAATACAGCAGAACTAGCAGAAACAAGGCACGAAAACCATCTCGTGGACAAGGTAAATAATTTATCTCAAGGCATTCGGAGTTTCTCTGAGTGCTTTTTTATGATCATTACTTAAGTTTATGATACCTTTTGATTTTAAGATACCTTTTGATTTTTAGATACCTGCGGGGCGTCGCTCCTCTCGCTCGAAGAAACCCTATAGAAAGAACCAATTCAATGAAAACATCTGAAGTCGAAAGAAACATTCGTAAATGGATCAAAGAAGTATCAAAGGTAAGAAAGGAATTAGGTAATTTTTCTATCTGTCCATTTGCAGCAAAAGCAAGATATCTGATCGTGGAGTGCGCTGCGAGCGCCATCGTGCCGTCTGAAGGGTATCAGGTGATCATATATGTCATTGAGGACTCATTCAACCTTCAAGAGGTTCAGAGATGGGTAAAAATTTACAATGAAAGATATGATGAATGGAAATTTTTTGAGGATTGTGCTTCTTATGATACCTACATAAAAGATGTAAAGACTAATAATGGACTTTATAATTTAATTCTAGCTCAACCAAAAGAAGAATTGCGCGAATTTAGAAAAAAATTGGCAAAAACTACTTATTATGACAACTGGGACGAAGAATATCTAAAAGAAATTCTTCAAGATGACTATGATTTAATTCAAAAGGGATAGCAACCCCTTTAAAAGTTCTGATTTTCAACAAATCAGGAGAAAAAATGGGAAAACCTTCAGATAGAGACAAAAATTATATGAGAGAGATGTGGGGAACTGAAAAATTAATCACTGATTATACAAAAACTCCATCAAAAATGCTTCGTGAAATAGCAAATGACAATTTAACTCCAAAAAATCATGATTTTGTAGTACAAAAAGAAATTCACGAAAAAATTCGTAATGATGATGACTATGATGATTGGGAATATGGTACGGAACCAATTCCATTGACCGAATTTTGACGAATAAATAAGATAGATTTACAATATTCAATGCATCTAGAGCGAGTTAATAAAGGTTTCAGAGATATTAGTATGTCATTTCAGGTAAATCCTCTGAATTTTGATTTGATTGCCCTTAAAAATGAGACTTCAATTGCTCGTTCTATTCGCAATATAGTTTTTACTATTCCCGGAGAGAAATTTTTTAATCAAAATTTTGGTTCCAAGATTAATAGAACTCTTTTTGAAAATGTTGATGATATTTCTGCATCAATTATTCGAGATGAGATTGAAAATTCACTCAATAATTATGAACCAAGAATTGAATTGATTGAAATAAGTACAACACCAGATTATGATCTTGGTGCATTTGATGTAATAATTAATTATAGAATCGTTGGTGCAGACGTTCCTGCACAACAACTACAGTTTGTTCTGCAACCTACCAGATAATCAGGTAAATGCCCCTAGTAAACTTCACGAATCTGGATTTTTACCAGATTAAATCCACACTCAAAGATTACTTAAAGTCAAATTCCAATTTTACGGACTATGATTTTGAGGGATCCAATCTTTCGACGATTCTTGATGTTCTGGCATATAATACATATATCACCTCGTACAATGCCAATATGGTGGCAAATGAGGTGTTCATTGATAGTGCAACACTGAGAGAGAATGTTGTTGCACTTGCAAGAAATATTGGATATATTCCCCGTTCAAAGAAATCGGCAAGAGCAACTGTAACCTTCTTTGTTGATACCACAAATATTAATCCAACTCCAGCATCACTGATATTAAAGAAAGGTCCGATTGCAAGTACTTCCGGATCCTTTGGAAATCAGTCTTTTATTTTTTCAATCTTAGAAGATGTTACTGTTCCGGTAATAGATGGTTTTGCAACCTTTACAGATCTTCAAATTTATGAAGGAACTCTACTGACTTCAAGTTTTACTTATAGTACAAGAAATCCAAATCAAAAATTTATACTACCAAATAGTGGCATTGATACAAGTTTAATTTCCGTAATTGTTAAATCAAATTCTTCCCCACAATCCCCTTCTGTAAAATATAGTCTTCAGGATAGTTTATTTTCTATTGATAAAGAATCTGAGGTCTATTTCTTGCAAGAAATCGAAAATGAAAGATATGAATTATTTTTTGGTGATAACATCTTTGGGAAGGCACTTTCAGACGGAAATTATATCGAAGCATCTTACATTGCAACAAATGGTGATAGTGGAAATGGTGTCAACCAATTTAGTTTTTCCGGAAGATTGACATATACCAGAAACTCAACAGAGTATGTTGTAACCTCTGGAATTTCTTTGTTGACAACTGGATTAATGGCATCTGGTGGTGAAAATATAGAGTCGGTTGATTCTATTAAAAAGTATGCTCCCAGAATATATGCTTCTCAAAATAGAGCTCTGACAGCAAATGATTATGAGACTTTAATACCTGCAAAAATTTATCCCGATACAGAATCAATCTCGGTGTTTGGTGGAGAGGAACTTATTCCTCCACAATATGGAAAAGTTTTTATTAGTATCAAACCAAGAACAGGTGATTTTCTTCCAAATTTAATCAAGGAAAATATAAAACTTAAATTAAAAAAATATGCGGTTGCAGGAATTGTTCCAGAAATTTTGGATCTTAAATATCTTTATATTGAAGTTGATTCAAAAATTTATTATAACACAAATCTTGCTCCAAATGCGGCATATGTTTCTAACATCATTCAATCAAATGCAAATAAATATGCAGAATCTACTGAATTAAATAGATATGGAGCAAGATTCAAATATAGTAAATTTTTGAAAATCATCGATGATGGTCATATGTCGGTTACCTCAAACATCACCAAGATTCAAATGAGAAGAGATCTAAGGATTGTCTTGAATACTTTTGCAGAATATTTTATTGGGTTTGGTAATCAGTTTCATATTGGTAGTATGAATGGGTACAATATTAAATCCTCCAAATTTAGAATTGCTGGTATTCAGCAAGATCTTTATCTTTCTGATATTCCAGATACAAACAGAAAATCTGGAACTATATTTCTATTCAATGTACCATCATCATCTTCCACTACTGCAACAGTTGTGAGTAGAAATGTTGGAAAAATTGATTATGTAAAAGGAGTTATCACATTAAATCCCATCAATATTACATCTGCAAAGGTTAAAGATGGGCAATCTATCATAGAAATCTCTGTTGTTCCACAATCAAATGATATTATTGGATTACAGGATTTATATTTGCAACTAGATATTAATAACAGCAATTTTGAAATGGTCGTTGATGAAATTTCTTCTGGTCTTGACCCATCGGCATCAAATTATATCGTAACATCCAGCTACACTAACGGAAATCTAGTAAGATAATGACAGAAACGAGAATCAAGTTCAGTAACATCGTACAAAATCAACTTCCTTCTTATGTTAGGGAAGAATATCCACTAGTTTCTGAATTCTTATCCCAGTATTACATATCACAGGAGTTTCAAGGTGCTCCAATTGACTTAATACAAAATATTGACAAATATATAAAAATTGATGAACAGACAAATCAGGTTGATAGTGCAGTCTTATTGTCTGATGTGTCGATTGTTGATGATACAGTTTATGTATCTTTTGAGAATCCATCAAATGGGACATATGGATTTCCAGATTCATATGGATTGATTAAAATTGATGATGAAATTATTACATATACTGGAAAAACAGATGGTTCTTTTACTGGTTGTATAAGAGGTTTTAGTGGTATTGATTCTTATACCAAGCAAAATAATCCAGATGAATTACTATTTTCTTCATCAGAAGTTGCAGATCATTTTTCTGGGGCAACTATTACCAATCTAAGTTCTTTGTTTTTGAAGGAATTTTTAATTAAGTCAAAGCATCAATTACTTCCAGGATTTGATAATAGATCTCTTTATACAAATTTGAATCAATCTATTTTCATTAAACAATCTCAGGATTTTTATCGGAGTAAGGGAACAGACGAATCTTTTAGAATTTTATTTAATGTTCTCTATGGAGAAGATGCATCAATAATTCGTCCAAAAGAAAATCTTTTTAGACCATCAGATGCAAAATATACAATAACCAAAGATTTAGTTGTTGAAAGTATTTCTGGTGATCCAGAAAATCTCACAAATTCTACATTACTTCAAGACACTTATATTAATATTCCCAAGGCATATGCGCCAATTACAAAGGTTGAAAAATTAATATCAGATACTGGTAAACCATATTATAAATTGAGTCTTGATGGTGGGTACAATAGAGATATTAATGTAGATGGATCAGTATATGGAAATTTCTCCGTTCATCCAAAGACAAAATTGATCGGACAAGTTTCTATTGGAACTACAGTATTGTGTGTAGATTCAACCGTTGGATTTCCTCCAAGTGGAGAATTGCTGGTATATTATACTGACAATACGACTGGAGTTGTATCCTACTCTTCAAAGTCATTAAATCAATTTTTCGAGTGTCAAAATTTATCAGGAACAGTTGCTGATGGTTCAAATGTTGGAATTAACACTTATGCGTATAGTCAAGTAGTTGCCGGAACAACAACAGAAACTATCAAAGTAAGAATTAATTCCGTTTTAAGCAATCTTGATATTGTTGATGATACTTATTACTATAGTGCTGGTGATACTGCGGTAATTAAGACTCTTGGGGTAAATGAAAAAAATTCTCCCTCAAATAATTGGTTATTCAATATTGCAACTTCATATGATGTAATAGCAATATCATTAATCAATAGTTTAGATAATACTTATGATATTGTAACTGGAACAGATCATACTTTTAAAATTGGAGATAGTTTATCAATCATTGATGAAAACAATACAGAAAAAACTTCAACAATTATTGATATTACATCCTCAAAATCGCTATCAATAAGGGGACAAGGAAAATTATCTCCAACATCTTATTATACAATAAAAAGAAATTTATCAAAAGTAAATTCGTTAAACTTCCCATCAACTTCGGTGGTAAATGCAGATGTTCAAAACATATATAAAATTAAGGATAGAATATTAGTTGCATCTCCATCACTGCCATATTATAATGAACAATCTCTCGAAGTTACAGATAGATCTTTAATTTTTTCTGGAACATATAGCGGTGACACTTTTAATATATCATCTTCAAAAGATCACGGATTTTATACTGGCGATTTAATTTATTATGCTCCAGAAAAAGTTATCGTTTCCTCGACAGATTCTGATGGAAATATTAAAGATAATGAAGTTACACGGAGTTACTTATTTGATGAAGGAATATATTATATAAAAAGAGTAAGTTCAACTAGTGTTAAATTTGCAAAGAGTGAATCAGATATATTAAATTCAAATTTTGTATCTGTAAGCAGCGCAACCACTGTTACAAATAATAAGTTAGAACTATACAATCTCAAATCAAAAACTTTAAAATCACAAAAACTCTTAAGAGAAATTTCCTCCTCTGAAAGTGATGGTGAGTTATATCCAACAAATCCCGGATTAACGGGAATATTAATTAATGGTGTTGAAATTTTAAATTATAAATCAAAAGATATAGTTTATTCTGGACCACTTGAAGATATTCAAGTGATTTCTTCTGGATCCGGATATGATGTAATCAATCCACCAGTTTTAAATATTACCGATTCTGTTGGAAGTGGAGCTACCGGATATTGTGCAGTAAACGGAAGTTTGAGTGAAATTAGGATTATAAATCCTGGTTTTGATTACGAAGAAACTCCGATTATCAATATTACAGGTGGTAATGGAGTTAATGCAGTGGCATTAGCAAATATGAAAATGATAACTCATCAAGCATCATTTAACTCTCAAGGAAATGCTGCACTTATTGGATTGGGAAGTACTTTATCTACTATTGGATTTACTACTTATCATAAATTCAGAAATGTAGAAAAAGTCATTTACCGAACAAATGGAGAAAAATCAGTAGGTGGTTTGTCAACAGATTCATCATACTATGTTTCTGTACAGTCTCCACATATCATAAAATTACATAATACATTAAATGATTCCGTATCCGGAATTAACACTGTTACCTTAACTTCTTACGGCACAGGAAATCATACTATTGAATCCTTTAATAAGAAGTCAATTCTGGGATCAATCAACATAGTTAACTCTGGAAGTAACTATGAGAACAAAAAAAGAACCGCACAGCATACCGGAGTAAGTACATCATTAAATTCCATTGAATTAAAAAGTCACGATTTTAAATCTGGAGAGATTGTAAAATATACAACAGAAGGTACATCAATCGGAGGACTAACGACAAATACGAATTATTATATTACAAAAATTGATTCAGATAGTTTTAAATTATCCCAAGTAGGTTCTGGAGATACAACTAAAGAATTTTATTACCAAACAAATCAATATGTTGAGTTTAGTTCTGTTGGATTTGGAACACATATATTCAATTATCCAGATATTTCAGTAGAGGTTATTGGAAGAATTGGCATCTCTTCTACTAATGGCGAAACATTCCAGGCAGTAGTTCAACCTATTTTTAGGGGAAATATTACATCAGTACATTTATCTTCCGGTGGAACCGGTTATGGTGCTGAAATATTAAATTATAATAGATTGCCATTAATTTCTTTAGATAGTGGTTCTGGTGGACAACTTACTCCAGTTATCTCCAATGGGAAAATTGTTGAAGTTCTTATTAATAATCCAGGAAAAAATTATAATTCTCCTCCAAATTTATCTGTTACTGGTGGAGTCGGAGCAATTTTAACACCAGTCTTGCAGAATGGACAAATTGTATCTGTAAAAGTATCCGATGGGGGAGCAGGATACACTTCGAGTGGATCATCAATAAGAATAACTCCTGCAGGATCTTCGTCTATATTACTACCAAAAATAACTTCCTGGACAGTCAATCTTTTTCAAAAATATCTGAATAATATTACTGGTGATGATGGTTTTTTAACTGAAGGAATTAATTCCGAATATGAACTACAATATGCACATTTATACGCTCCAAGAAAACTAAGAGAAGTAATTTATTCGGTAGATTCTAGTGGTAAAATTTTATACGGAAATGGAAAAACAGACCTAAAAAAAGTCAATAATATTGAAATTCAATCTTCAGATCATTCACCAATTATTGGATGGGCTTATGATGGAAATCCAATTTATGGTCCATATGGATATGTTACAAAACAAGGTGGTACAGTAACCCAAATGAAATCTGGGTATGTAGAGTATCTAAAATCAAATAGACCTTCTGTAAGTGAATTTCCTTTTGGATTTTTTATTGAAGATTATGCTCATTTCAATGTTAGTGATGAAACTGTTTTAGACGAAAATAATGGAAGATTCTGCGTAACACCGGAATTTCCAAATGGAACTTATGCATATTTTGCAACTGTTAGTAATTCGTCTGCAGATTCCTCAGGTGTTTTTGCAAAATATAAAAAACCAATTTTTCCATATTTGATTGGAGAAAATTACAAATCAAAACCGAACGAGTTTAATTTTAAAAAATTATCAAATCAAGACAATATAAATCTAAATGATAGTACTTGGGTAAGAAATACTCAACCATACAATTTAATTGATGATAATGCTTCATATGATTATTTGACAATTCCAAATCTTTTGAATCAGACTGTAGACATTAAAAATTGTTTACCCGGATTTATTGAAAATATTGGAATAGTAACTGGAGGTAATAATTATAAAATTAATGATTCTGTAGTATTTGATAACTCGGGAACAAGTGGATATAATGCATCTGCAAAAGTTTCAAGATTGGAGGGAAAACAAGTAAATTCTGTTAGTGTAGCTACCAGTACAATTTATAATGTGGAATTATATCCATCAAACAGTAATGGATCTATTCTTATCTACTCACAAAATCCACACAACTTTACCAATGATGATATTATAACAGTTTCTGGATTAAATACAACTTCTTCACTGATTGAAGGATCTTATCAAGTTGGTATTTCTACCTTAAACACACTAGTACTTACTGCCGGTGTTGGAACAACAGGTGCAACAGGATTAGTAACTTATTTTTCTGTTAGAGGAAATTTGAATGAAAAAAATATCAGAGAAAATGATATCTTTACTATAGGAACAGAAAAAATAAAGATTTTGAATATAGATTCTTTGTCGTCAAGAATTAGAGTCTTAAGATCTACTGATAGCTCAACAGGATCTGCACATACTGCAACAGAACTTTTATATGAAAATTCAAGGAAACTCACAATAAACACCAGATTTAAAACCGCATATGATTCTATTGTCAATAAACAAATATATTTCAATCCTATAGAATCTGTAGGGTTAGGTACTATCTCTGGAGTTGGAATTGGTACGACATTATCATTCTCAAATCCAGGTGCTGGAATCACCCAAATTTTTATTCCAACCAAAACAATTTATATTCCAAAACATAATCTTGAAACAGGAGATCAACTTACATATTCATCAAATGGTGGTGCTGTTATTGGCGTTTCTACAAACGGAATTTCTACTTCGGTTACTCTTTCAAATCAATCCACACTATATGTTGCAAAAATTTCAGATGATTTAATTGGAATTTCTACAGTAAAAGTTGGAGTCGGATCTACTGGCACATTTGTCGGAATTACATCTACAACAAATGGTTTAGGAACTTTATATTTTACTGGTATTGGATCTGGAACTAATCATAGTTTTCAAACAAATTATTCTACTATTAGTGGACAAATTTCCAGAAATATTGTCACAGTTTCTGTTGCAGAAACTCACGGTCTGCAAAATAATGACAATGTTTATATTGACGTAAACCCATCAATATCAACCACATTTACTATTAAGTATAATGATTACAATAGAAAATTACTTGTAAATCCGAAAGATTTTTCAGCAGTTGGAATCAATACAGTTGATGATTCAATATCAATTACAAATCACAATTTTACAAAGGGACAAAAAGTAGTTCATACTTCATCTTCCCCATCTGGGGGATTGCAAAATAATGAAATTTATTATGTAGTTATTGTTGACAATAATAATATTAAACTTTCTGATAGTTATCATAGTGCTATTAGTTTAAATCCAGAGATTGTGGGTATTACTAGTTCATCAAATGGAACTCTTTCTGCAGTCAATCCACCAATTGTGGGTTATAGAGATTCTCAAGTATCATTTGATCTCTCAGATTCTTCACTTTCATATATCAATCAAGGAAATCTTTATCCAGCATTCAATTTAAATCTTTATAAAGATTCAAATTTCACTCAAGAATTCAATTCTACAGAGAAAACTGATCAATTTGAAGTTATGAGATATGGAACCGTCGGTGTTACTACCGATGCGAAGGTAGTTCTATCCATTAACAATCATATTCCAGAAAAACTTTATTATACATTAACTCCCATCTATGATAACTCATTACCACCAATCAAAGAAGAAATAAATATAGATTCTTCTGTATTTGCAAATAATGAGATTCAAATTAAGGTAAGTGGTTATAATGGACAACACAATGTAACCGTTGCTTCCACGTCAGAATTCACATACAGTGTGGCAGAAACACCAGAATCAGTTTCATATGCTTCAAGCACAAGTGCATCTATATTAAAATATTATACTGATTCTACATATGCTTATGGTCCAGTTTCAAAAATTAATATTTTAAACAAAGGTCAAAACTATTACTCTCTACCAGCAATATCTACAATCAATTCTGATACCGGATCTGGCGCATTATTGGAGGCACATAGCACAACAATAGGGAAAATAAATAAAACTCAAATTAAAGATATTGGATTTGATTTTCCTTGCGATCATACAGTTAGACCAAGCGTTTCTCTTCCTCAAATTGCAAAAGTTGAACCTTTAGCATCATTTGATTCTATTGGAATTTCCTCCTTTGGTAGGGGTTATGGTTCTGCGCCAAAATTAATAGTTTTAGATGGAAAAACTAATCAAGTTGTTCCTGAAGTTGATTTAAGATATAATCTTGGTGATAATAAAGTAACAATATTAAAAAATGCTTATGGTTTGAATGATCTACCTCCTACAATTATTCCGACGCAAAATTCAAATGGTGTTGGAATAAGTTCGGCATCTTTCAACAGCACAACTAATGATGTAACGATTACTCTATCTGTAGGATTTAGTACTGCAGATTCTTTCCCATTTGCAATAAATGATAAGGTTTTAATTGAAAATATTAGTAGTGGAATTGGTTCAACTTCTAGAGGATACAATTCGGAAAATTATGAATATCAATTATTCACGATCAATTATGTTGATTCAAATCTTGGTGGAAATAACGCCACCATAAGATACAGTTTAAATGGATTTTTAAATTCTGGAGAAATTCCAGGAACATACGACTCAACAAATTCATCGGGAAGAATTATTCCACAGAAATATTTTCCAATATTCAATCCAGTTTTAAAGAAAAATAATTTTATTATTGGGGAAAAAGTTAATTCTACTTCTTCCAGTGGATATGTTGGAAATTGGAATTCCAAAACAAATCAATTGAAAATAATTTCAAATAAAGATTTTGTAGTTGGTGAAGTTATAGAAGGTTCTGTATCAAAAACTCAAGGAGTTACTTCTTCTATTGATAAATTTGATTCTTTTTTTGATATGGATTCAAAATCCACAGTAATACTGGGATGGCAAACTCAAGCAGGATTCTTAAATACAAATTCACAAAAACTTCAGGATGGTGAGTATTATCAGAATTTTTCATATTCGGTAAAATCAAGAATAGATTATGACACTTGGAAAGATGCTGTAAGTACTTTAAATCATACTTTAGGATTTAGAAAATATGCAGATTATCAATTAGAATCATCCGCATCAAATTCAATGGTGGTTGGATTTTCAACATATCTCACTTCAGTCGAAGTTATAAATGACATAGTTGAAGTTGTTGATTTAAATTGTGTTTATGATTTTGATTTGGTAAAAGAAAATTCGATGAGGATTGGATCTTCTATATTTTCGGATGAAGTAACCTTCTCAAGCAGAATATTGACAGATTATTTTGAGTCAGTTGGCAATAGAGTTTTGTCTATTGATGATATAAGTCCAAAATTTAATAGTAATCCTAGAGAAACAAGATTTAGTGAAGTGCATAGATTTAATCTTACAGATGGAAGAGCACAAAAATATATTACTTATGTTAGAGATAGAAGATATACTTCGCAAAGGCAGACAATGCTTTTAACTCTTATACACGATGATTCTATTGGATATATTGATCAATACGGTAGAGTTGAATCTACATATGATTTGGGTTCATTTGATTTTGCGGTTGAAGGTACAGAAGGTGTCATATTATTTTATCCATCAAAATATTCTGTAAATGATTATGACATATCCACATTATCATACAATTTGAGGGATAGTCTTTCTGGTGTTGGTACGTCTAGTTTTGGCAATATTGTTGATTTGAAAACAAGCAGTGTTGCTGTTTCTTCTGGATCAACTACAATTGTTGGTATTGCAAGTACATATACATCGGCAAAAGTCTTAGTTGAAATTACTGGTTCAAATGGTGATTATCAATTTGATGAGTTAAATATTTTACATAATGGAACAACGATTGAGTTTATAGACTATGGTCAATTGACAACTATATCACAGGAAATATATTCAAGTTCTGGTCTTGGTACATATTACCCATATTTCTCAGGATCTCAATTAAAAATTGATTTTACTCCAAATGTTGGTGTAGCAGCGACAATCAATACAATTCAAGTTGCTATTGCAAATACACTCTCGTCTGGTATTGGAACTTTTGATATGAAGCACGCTCGCTTACAAGCAACTTCAACATCAATTGCATCATCAACTTCTCCAGTAGCAACAGTAATTGCAGAGTATCCCGAAGAATATGATTGTGCATATGCTGTACTTCAAGTTTCAGATACAACCAATAATAGACATCAATTGTCCGAACTTGTAATATTGGATGATGGATCAGAAACTTATATCGCAGAATATGCAAATATTGACACTTTCGGTGGTTCTGGACTTGGAACTGTAGGATCTGCTACAACAACATCATCAACAAGATTGACATTTACACCACTAGCAAATATCAATGTGGAAGTGAAAATATTTTTTAATGCAATTAGATATCAAGATGATGATAAGGATATTGTTAATTTTAATAACGCTAGTTTAGAAACTAATGATGGAGTATATTATGGAACTGAAAGAGATGTTAAAAAATCTTTTGACTTAACTCACGATGGTTATGAAATATTCCAGAGATCTTTTGATGGAAGTAATTCTTCAATAGTTAATATTTCCACAAATACAATATCTTTACCAAATCATTTCTTTGTTACTGGAGAAGAATTGGTATATACTAATGCTGGATCTGGAAGTACAACAGCAATTGGTATTGGAACTACAACTTTTGTAAGTGTTGGATCAACAGACAAGTTAGCAGCAAGTGTTTATGTTGTAAAATTAAACAATAATGATATTAAATTGGCAAGAAGTGCCGAAGATGCTCTGAAATTAGTTCCAGCAACCTTAGATTTTACAAGTGTTGGTATAGGTACCACACACTCATTTACTTCAAAAAATCAAAATGCAAAAGTTATAGTTGCAATTGATAATCTTATTCAATCACCCGTTGTTGCATCAAGTGTAACTACTATTTTATCAACTAATGCTTATAGCACAGATGATGTAATATATTTTTCGGGTATATCTTCATTCTTTGGTGGAGATTTGATTAAAGTTGGAAGTGAAATTATGAGAATTAATAGTGTTGGTGTTGGTAGTACTAATGCCATATGGGTTAGTAGACCATGGTTGGGAACTAGCATTGCCGGATACTCTACTGGAACTTTAGTTACTAAGGTATCGGGAAATTATAATATCGTTGATAATACTCTCAATTTTACCGATGCGCCATATGGAAATATCCCAATAGTCACAAGCAATCCAAATGAGAAAGATTGGTCTGGAGTATCAACATCTTCAAGTTTTCAGGGTAGAAGTTTTTTGAGATCAGGGACGCCAAATACAACCAATGAAACATATTATAAAAATTACATTTTTGATGATATTTCTTCTAATTTTAATGGAAATAAAAAAGATTTTACACTAAAATCAAATAATTCAAATTTAACTGGAATTACCAATGAAAACGCTGTCATTTTAATAAATGATATTTTCCAAGCACCTGGTTTATCTGCTGGATATACTCTATCAGAAAATGTTGGAATAACGTCAATCAGTTTTGTTGGAACTGGAATTTCAGTTTCATATGATGCAAATATTTCAAATCTTCCAATTGGTGGAATTATTGTATCAGTTGGTTCATCCGAAGGGTTTGGATATCAACCACTTGTTTCTGCGGGTGGAACTGCCATAGTATCGGCAGCAGGCACCATATCATCTATCAGTATAGGAAATAGTGGTTCTGGATATAGAGTGGGCATACAGACCGTCAGAGTGGGCGTAGGAACTTCTACAACAGGAGTACCAAATATACAATTTATCGGAACTGCTTCAGTATCTAACGGTCATATTGTCAGCATTGCAATAACTAATCCTGGAGTTGGATATACTACATCTAATCCACCATATGTGTTCATTGATGATCCTCTTTCATATTCAGATATTCCACTAATTTATAGTTCTTCTTCGGTAGGAATAGGAACTCAGGCAACAATTGATATAGTTGTTGGTCAAGGATCAAGTGTTATTGATTTTGAGTTGAAGAATACTGGATATGGTTATATTTCTGGAGAAATTTTAACAATTCCAATCACATCTATTGCTGGAATTCCAACAACTTCCAGTGCAGGGTTTAGAGAATTCCAAATTAACATTCAAAATACATTTACGGATAATTTTGCTGGATGGTCTCTCGGTGAATTGCAGTCATTAGATAGTCTTGACAGTTTATTTGATGGAGAAAGAATCGTTTTCCCAATTTCATATCTTGGAAATTTAATTTCAATACGTTCTTCTAGAGGTTCTAATATTAACGTGCAGGATTCTATTCTTGTCTTTATTAATGACATACTTCAAGAACCAGGAAAAGGATACATTTTTCCAGGAGGAAGTTCAATAACATTTACCGAACCTCCAAAAGTTGGCGATACTTCAAAAATTATTTTCTATAAGGGAAGTGGTTCTATTGACGTTATTGAAAGAAATATTTTAGAAACTGTAAAGATTGGTGACGAATTGACTCTTGGATACGATTCGTCAATCGGGCAAAGTTCAACATTACAAGAAGATTCTAGAACTGTTACGAGTATTAATTCAACTGACTTATTAAATACAAATCCATATTTTGGTCCAGGAAATACCAGTGATGAGTCCCTTGTAAGAACCGTTGTGTGGTGTAGGCAATCTGAAGACAAAATTATTAATGAGAAAGAGGTTGGAAAAGACCGAATTCTTTATGAATCTCAAATTTACCCATCATCATACCTTATACAATCTGTTGGAATTGGTTCCACTATTGCTTATGTTGATAGTATTAGACCATTCTTCAATTCAATAAATGAAAGTAATTCGTCACTATCTTTCCAAAAAGATGTTAGGTTATTATCTCAGAATTCTAAAGTGGCAGCGGCCGCAACAGCAACTGTATCTATTGCAGGAACAATATCTTCAATAGTTATTTCTGACGGTGGAGTTGGGTATACAACTAATCCATCTGTAACTATCGAAAATCCTGTTGGTCTTGGAACTACTCAAAGAGCATCAGCATCAGCATCAATTACTTCTGGTATTGTTACTTCAATAATTATAACTTCACCTGGAACAGGTTATAGTTATGTTGATCCACCACTTGTTTTGATTGAATTCCCACCATTTACATTTGAAGATAATACTGCCAGTTCATATGAAGGTGATTTTGGTATTATAACAGGTATAGCAACAACTTCGGTTGGAGTTGCTTCAACTGGAATTGTATTTGATTTTGTTATTCCATACAATTCCTTTCTCAGAAATTCTTCAATAACTGGTATAGTAACGGTTAGTGGAATTCAAACTGGATATTACTTCACGGTTTACAATTCAAATGTTGGTGGAGGAGTAACTTCACTTGATTCTTCAGGATCGACAGTTGGAATAGGAACCACTTTCTTGGATAATGTGTATCAAGTGGCAGCAGTTTCAATAGCACAAACATCTGCTGTTGGTTTTGGGATTACATATGTTGCAAAAGTAACTGTAAATGTTTCAAGTTATAATGGGTTAACAGGAATTGGATATAGTAATTTTTATGGAGAATTTAGTTGGGGAAAAGTTTCTCTCGGATCTAGAGTCAAACAAAATTCATATGATGCTTATACATTGAATGGATTTACCGGTATCAGTACCGGAACAATTTTGAAAAGAACCAATTCTTTAAAGTATCTAAATTATTTGTGATAAATAGATAAAAAACTTATAAAATGGCAGCAATTATAACTGATCAAATTAGAATATTGAATGCCAAGAATTTTGTTGCAGGAGTTACTTCTTCCACAGATTCTTATTATTCATTTATTGGATTGCCGAATGCAACCGATATTCAATCTGATTGGAACACCACACCGCCAGCACCAAAGGATAATTTTGATGAGGAGAGTAATTATTGGGACACGATGATTGCATTAAAGAAGATAAATTCTGGTGATGTGAGGCAAGTTATACAAAAAAGAATTTGGTCTTCCGGTACAACATATGATATGTACCGTCATGACTATAGTAGGTCAAATACAGCGAAGGTTTCTAGATCAACAAATTTATATTCATCATCATATTACATTTTAAATAGTGATTATAAAGTTTATATTTGTCTTCAGAATGGTATTTCACCAGAAACTCCAAATGGAAAACCTTCTTTAGATGAACCAACATTTACAGATTTGGAACCAAAATCTGCTGGATCTAGTGGTGATGGGTACGTTTGGAAATATCTGTACACGATTAAACCAAGTGATATCGTAAAGTTTGAATCTACAGATTTTATGCCAGTTCCTGCAAATTGGGAAACTAGCACAGAAAATTCCGCAGTCAGGGATAATGCGGTTGATGGGTCAATCAAAATTATTACTATTACAAATAGAGGAGTTGGTGTAGGAACTGCAAATAGAACATATACAAGAGTACCAATTAAAGGTGATGGAACAGGTGCAGAATGTACTATTATTGTTAATAATGATCAGCAAGTAGATTCTATTACAATTTCAAGTCAAGGATCCGGATATACTTATGGTAATGTTGATTTAGTATCTGGAAATACCCCGATAGGGACAACAAGACCTACTTTTGATGTAATTATTCCACCTCAAGGAGGTCACGGAAAAGATATTTATAGAGAACTTGGTGCATATAATGTACTTCTATATTCAAGAATGGAAAATGATGTGGAAAATCCAGATTTTATTACTGGAAATCAGATATCTAGAGTTGGAATTGTAAGAAATCCATTAACTTATGCATCTTCACAATCATTAAGTTTAGATAAAGCAAGTGCAGTTTCTGCAATTAGATTAACAGGAATCGGTTATAGTTCTGCATCTTTTACTGCTGATTCATTCGTTACACAGACTGTGAGCACAGGGGTGACTGCTGTTGGAAGAGTAGTTAGTTATGATCAAAATACTGGTGTTTTAAAATATTGGCAAGACAGAACTCTTGCTGGGTTTAATACTGTTGGTACTGCACAATCAAGTCCACAGTATGGATTTGATCTAACAGAATTTACTAGTTCCCCATCAACTGGAGGAAGTTTAACAATTCTTGGTGGTAGTGTTAGTTTATCAATCAATTCAACCTTTACCGGTATATCAACCTCAATAAATAATAGAACATATTACTTGGGTCAATCTTTTACAAATGGTCTTTCCAGTCCAGAAGTTAAGAAATATAGTGGCAGCGTAATTTACGTAGATAATAGACCATCCATTACAAGATCATCAAACCAAAAAGAAGATATCAAAGTCATTTTGCAGTTCTAAAGAATTATGTCTCAACAAACTAACCTCAACGTATCACCATATTTTGACGATTTTGATGCGAATAATGACTACTACAAAGTTCTGTTTAAACCTGGATCTCCTGTCCAAGCAAGAGAATTAATAACTTTACAATCTATTCTGCAAAATCAAATTGAGAAGTTTGGGCAACATTTCTTTAAAGAAGGTGCTAAAGTTATTCCAGGTAATACTGCATACAATGCACTATATTATGCAGTAGAATTGTCTAATAGTTATCTTGGGGTTCCTTTATCTGCTTACATAAGTCAAGTTGTAGGTTCAAAAATTACAGGACAAACTTCTGGAGTTACTGCAGTAGTTGAAAAAGTATTGCCTTCAAATGAATCGGAAAGAGGAAATGTAACTTTATATGTGAGGTACGTTGGTAGTAGTACGCAAAATAATTCATCTCAACAATTTTCTGACGGAGAAACATTAACATCAAATATATCAATTAGTTCCGGACTTATTGGTAATAGTTCAATAAATCCAGGATCACCATTTGGTATTACTATTGCAAATAATTCAACTTCTGTTGCATCAGCATTTTCAATTACTCAAGGTATATATTTTATTCGTGGGCAATTTGTAAGTGTAGATAGTGAGACATTGATTTTAGATCAATATAGTAATAAATCAAGTTATAGAATTGGATTGTTTGTTAATGAGCAAATTGTTAATTCTGACCAAGATCAAGGATTGAATGATAATTCTCAGGGATTTAACAATTATTCAGCACCAGGTGCAGACAGATTAAAAATTTCAGTTTCATTATTCAAAAAAAGTTTAGATGATTTTGGTGATAATAATTTCGTAGAGTTGGCAACTGTTAAAAATGGCATTCTATCTTCTCAAGTAAAGACAACTGCATATAGTACAATTACTGATGAATTGGCAAGAAGAACATATGCAGAATCTGGAGATTATTATGTAACTCCTTTTGATGTTTCTGTAAAAAATTCTTTAGATGATGGTCTAGGTAGTCGTGGTATTTTTAATGCGGGTCAGTTTACATATGGCGGATCAACTCCATCAGATGATTTGACAGTTTATCAAGTATCTCCAGGAAAAGCATTTGTAAGGGGATATGAAATTGAAACTATTAGTCCCACATTTTTAGATTCACCAAAACCAAGAACAACTAAAACTTTAGAAAATTATTCAGTAAACTACAATACGGGACCCACATTAAAATTAAACAGAGTTTATGGTTCACCGATTATTGGAATTGGTAATACTTATACACTAAGTTTGAGAAGTGAAAGAGTTGGAATTGCTTCTGATGTAGCACCAGGAAAAGAAATTGGTGTATCTAGAGTTTATGATTTTAAATTAGAATCTGGGTCATACAATTCTACAAATTTAAACTTGAATCAGTGGAATATTTCTCTCTATGATATTCAGACAACAACAGAGGTGACTTTAAATGAAGCGACAACTCTTACAATTCCCACCTTTGTAAAGGGAAATTCAAGTGGAGCAACGGCATTTTTAAAGGACTCTGTTTCAAATTCAAAATCTTTAATTTTATATGAAAAAAATGGAGATTTTATACCAAACGAATCCTTCAGTTTTAATGGAATTAGTAATGGAAGAGTTGCTATTGCAGTAAAATCATATGGAATTTCTGATATTAAATCTGTTTATGGAATTGTGGGATCTGGATCAACTTTTAGTGCAGATACGATTCAATCTGTTGGAGTTCCTGTTGGTCTTGCAAATATTACTCCAGTAACATATGTTGATTCTCCCATTTTAAACACCACACTAACATCAACTGTTGGTGTCGGATCAACACAAATTTTTCTAGATAACGTTACCGGGGTTTCTGTAGGCAGTTCTATATCTACAGTCAATTCTCTTTACGGAGCAGGTATTGCTCTAACAACAGTTTATGTTACCGGAATTAATACAAATTCAATTTTTATTGGTGCAGCATCAACAGCAGGAGTAGGAACTACATCTACCACTCTTAGATCAAATATTGGTATTGGATCAACAACGATTTATTTGAGTCAAGTATCACCAGCACTCACTCTACAATCTCTAATTACGGTTTCACCATCAATATCTAATGTAGCAATTACAGGAATTGGAAGCACATATGTCACAATTTCTCCAGGGTCAGTATCAAATGCCACTCTAAGTCTTTTAATCAATAATCCAGTTAGTGCTGGAGCAACACAACTTTTTGTTTCAAGCGTAGCAGGAGTTTCTGCAGGAAGTTCTTTTAATCTAGTAAGACCAAATTTAGTTACGAATATTACCTCAGGACAAACTGTTGGTATAGGATCAACACAAATTTTCGTCACAAGTCTTTCTGGAGTTGCTATAGGAAACTCCATTAGTGTTGGGGCAGCAATCACTAATGCACCGATTGTCTCTGTCGGTACAACATCAGTCTTTATTGGATCAGCAAATACCTCACCAACCACATTAACTGCAGGAACAGCAGTAACATTTTCACTTATAAATTATAGAATACCTGTTGTTAGTATTGGTATTGGATCAACTTCATTATTCATTGGAACTGCAAGTACAATATCATCTACAATTGGTATTGGATCTACACTGGCATTCACAAATGTTTCGTCAATGGTTGTCGGAACTGCAGTTTCATTCTCCAATGTATCCACTCTTGTTGCTGGTGCTGCGGTAAGTTTTACAAATCCACTATACACAAGTACAGTTACATCACCAAATACAATATTCCCTGGAACTTTAGTTCAAAAAGACAACGTAATTTCATATTCAAATACAAATTCTATAGATCCATTTTATGGTAAGGTTGTTTCTGTTGGATCAACATTCATAACTATTGGTGGATACAAACTTCCAAACATTGCGATTGGAATTGCAACAGTTTCTGGAATATGTGATGGAGCACTACCAACTACAACATTATCTGTCACAGATTTTAAAATTCTAACAACAAATTTAGAAACTTCAATAGATAATACCCTTTATACAAAACTACCCAAAAATAATATTTCTTCCGTTGACTTAAATAATGCATCTTTGGTAATAAGAAAGAAATTTACTGTTAATATTTCAGGAAATCAACTGTCAACCCCAGCAGTTGCTGGAACAAACGAAACATTTTTACCATTTGATACTGGAAGATATTCTTTAATTAGATCTGATGGAACAACTGAGGTATTGACTGCAGATAAGTTCTCATTTATAAGTGGATCTAGTCAGTTACAAATTTATAACTTAGGTTCAAATAATACTGGAGCAACTTTAATTGCAACTTTGACCAAAATTAAACCAAAATCTAAAATAAAAAGAAAAAATAGGATCAATTCAATTCTGATTGATAAGTCAATTCATTCATCTTCAGGAATTGGTTCTACTACCCTTAATGATGGATTATCATATGGAAATTATCCATATGGTACAAGAGTTCAAGACCAAATCATTTCTTTAAATGTTTCTGATATTATTGAAGTCCACGCAATTTATGAATCTCTTGATACTACGGATCCATCATCCCCTACTGCAGTATTATCTTCAATTAATGGACCTTCAACAAAAACAAGTGATTTAATTATTGGAGAGAAATTTACAGGTCAAACAAGTGGGGCAATTGGAATCTGTGCCGAAAGACTTACAGATTCTCAAATTGCATTTGTCTCAAAAAATAATAACAGTTTCAAAGAAGGTGAGACTATTATATTTGAAGAATCTAAAGTAAGTGCAGTCATTGTAATATTAAATTCATCAAGTTTAAATGTTTCATCCAATTTTACATTTACAAATGGACAAAATGGGTCATTCTATAACTATGGATTCTTAACAAGAAAATCTGATGTTGAAGAAATCACCAAAAAACTAAAAGTATATTTTTCAAATGGATATTATGAATCTTCTGATGATGGTGACATTACCACAATCAACTCATATAGCACTTTTGATTATGGAAAGGAAATACAGACTGTTAATGGTGTAAGAAATTCTGATATTATTGATATCAGACCAAAAACCAGTGATTATTCAGTAACAGAAGGGTCAAGATCTCCTTTAGAATTTTATGGTAGATCTTTCAATGGGTCTGGCAATTCTGCCACAAACATTCTTGCTTCCGATGAATCAATTTTAACTTCGTTTTCATTCTATCTTGGAAGAATAGATAGAATTTATTTGACTAAAGATGGAAAAATGCAAGTTAAGTATGGAACTCCATCAGAAAAATTTGAAAAACCAGTTTCTGTTGATGATGCACTAGAAATTGCAACTATAACACTTCCACCATACCTTTACAACGTATCACAGGCTTCCATAGAATTTTTGGAACGTAAAAGATATAGAATGGTAGATATTAAACAACTTGAGAATAGAATTAAGAGCATTGAATACTACACAACATTATCACTTTTAGAAACTAGTACTGCAAATCTATTTGTTTCAGATTCAGATGGTCTCAATAGATTCAAATCGGGTTTCTTTGTGGATAATTTCACATCACTTCTTGCCCAAGAAAATAGTATTGAATTTAAAAATAGTATCGATCTTCAGAATAAAGAGATTAGACCTCAACATTATACAAATTCAATTGATCTAATTACCGGTCCGGTTGTAGGTATCGATCCAACAGATGATCTACAATTTTCTCCAGTTGAAGGTATTAATGTTCGCAAAACTGGCAATATTGTCACTTTAGATTATGCTGAGATTGAATGGATTAAACAAGTTTTTGCAACAAGGTCGGAAAGTGTCACTCCATTCCCAGTCAGTTTCTGGCAAGGAACATTAGATCTTACACCAGCATCCGATACTTGGGTAGATACGACTAAGATTAGTGCCAAGATTATTAATATTGAAGGAAATTATGCTCAAACAATGGCAGATGCAGTTAAAACCCTAAATGTCGATCCACAAACTGGTTTTACTCCCACTATTTGGGGTACTTGGCAAGATAATTGGATTGGTAAAGAGGTTTCATCTACCTTAACAAATCAAAGGACAGTAACAACTGGTGGTGATTGGCAAGGTACTACTGGTGGTGGATCTATAGCACGATATGATACACAAACTACTACAGTATATGAAGATAAATTCATAGAGACTTATAAGGTGGGAACCTCTGAAAGGAGTGGTACTGCAAAACAAGTTATTGAAGTTTTAGATCAGACTTCTGTTGGTGATAAAGTTGTAAGCAGAAATTTGATTACAAATATGAGATCAAGAAACATTCAATTTGTTTCTAAAAAAGTCAAACCACTCACACAACTTTATGCTTTCTTTGATGGAAAAGATGTAACAAAATACTGTGTTCCAAAATTACTACAAATTAGAATGATCTCCGGAGTTTTTACGGTCGGAGAAAAGGTAATCGGAAAAACTCAACAAACTGGACTTGGACCAAATACAAATCCTTCTAGTGCGGCTAGTATATCTTTTAGAGTTGCTCAATCAAATCATAAAGAAGGTCCATATAATTCTGCAATTTTAACCTTCCAATACAGTCCATATAATGGGCAGAGTTTGCAATCAATTTACTCTTCAACATCAAATATTTTGAATGTTGATATATTTTCTCTCTCAAACTTAACACAGGGTGGATATAGTGGGTATGTTGAAAGTGGAATGACTTTAATTGGTGAGACAAGTGGTGCTCAAGCATCAATTACTGAAGTTAAACTTATTTCGGATTTATCTGCAACATTAATTGGAAGTTTGTTTATTCCAGATTCAACTAGTAACATTCATCCAAAATTTGAAACTGGAACTAAATCCTTTACTCTTATTAACAATAACTTAAACGATCAAAATTCTGCTACAACAATTGCTAGAGAACAATTTATTTCAAGTGGAACATTAGAAACTGTTCAGGATAATATTATTTCTGTTAGAAATGCAAAAATTGCTGATAAACAGGTATTTGACAGTAAAGCAATAAAGCAAACAGTTGGAACTCAAGTAATTTCCACAACTCAAGTAGGATCATCATCATCTAAACAAGTTCTTGTTGGTTGGTATGATCCTCTTGCACAATCATTTTTAGTTGAAGATGAGACTGGTGTTTTCCTAACCAGATGTGATGTTTTCTTTAGAAGTAAGGATGATGGTGATACTCCAGTCACGTTCCAATTGAGAACAATGCAAAATGGATTCCCAACACAAAAGATTCTTCCATTCTCTGAAATTACTTTAAATCAAGAAGATGTTAAAACTTCTACCGATGGATCTGTTGCAACATCCTTTACATTTGATTCTCCAGTTTATGTGGAAGGTGGTAAAGATTATTGTGTATGTCTTGCATCAAACTCAACAAAATATAGCGTATATATTTCAAGAATTGGTGAAAATGATCTTCTTACTCAAGCATATATTTCAAATCAACCAACTCTTGGTTCATTATTCAAATCACAAAATGCTTCTACTTGGGAAGCGAGTCAATGGGAAGATCTCAAATTTACTCTTTATAGAGCAGATTTCTTAACTTCAGGAACTGTTGAATTTTATAATCCAGAATTGACAGAAGGAAACCATCAAATAGCAAATTTGATGCCAAATTCTTTAAATACAAACTCAAGAAGAGTTAGAATTGGAATTGGTTCAACCCTAATTGATTCAGGATTAACTTTTGGAAATACTGTTCTGCAGTACAATACAAATGCATCTGGAAACTATGTTGATAGTGCTGGTATTGCTACCGGAAGTTTAAGTATCAATAATTCCGGTATTGGATATACTCCATCTTCAGGATCGTATACATTCACTAATACTTCATTAACAACTATTACTGGAAATGGTAGAAATGCGACAGCAAATATTACTGTCAGTAATGGTGTAGCAATTGCTGCGACTATTGTAAATGGTGGTATTGGATATAAAGTTGGTGATGTTTTAGGAATCACTACAATTGGATCCTCTTCTGTTGGATCCAATGCAAGATTGTCTGTAGGAATTATTACTGGTATCAATGAATTGATTTTAGATAATGTTCAGGGTGATTTTTCCGTTGGTGCTGCAAATACTATTAGATATGTCAATAGTGCAGGAATTACTACAAATTTAAACCAATCTTCCGGTGGAAATGTTGCTGCAACACAAATTATCGTAGAAAGTGATGGATTGCATATCAAAATCAATCACAAAAATCACGGAATGTATTTCAGTGAAAATTTTGTTAATGTATCTGGAGTTGAATCTGATATTACACCAACAAAATTAAGTCTTGCATATGACTCAAATTCAACTTCAGCAATTTCTGTAGAAAGTGTTTCAAATCTCAATACTTTTGAGGGTGTTGGTGTTGGTACAACCAATCTTGGATATATTTTAATTGGAGATGAAGTAATTTCATATACTTCCGTTTCCGGTTCAACGATTGGTGGAGTTATTGTGAGAGGAACAAATCCCAAAAATTATGCAGTAGGAACTCCAGTTTACAAGTATGAATTGGCAGGTGTCTCTTTAAAGAGAATTAATACAACACATAATCTTGAGAATGTATCCGTATCGAATCCTATTACATTCGATTCCTACAATATCAAACTTGATATGTCAACAAATGGTACTGATAGATCTGTAGGAACCGGTTTCCCCAAATTATATCAGAATAAAACAAAATCAACTGGTGGTTATAACATTAAGGCAACTCAAAATATGCCTTTTGAATTAGTTACTCCGATGGTGCATAATCTCACTGTTCAAGGAACTAATTTAACTGGTGAGATGAGAACAATAACTGGACAGAGTATAAGTGGAAATGAAATTCCATATGTTGATACTGGGTACGAATCAATTACATTGAATAAAACAAATTATCTTGATAGCACAAGAATAATTGCATCTAAAGTGAATGAATCTGCAAAATTATCAAATCTAACTGGAAATAAATCTCTGAATATGAGACTCACAATGAGTACAGTTGATAGTAAATTGACGCCAGTTATTGATACACAAAGAATCAATTTGATAACAACATCAAATAGAGTAAATAGTGTAATCACAAATTATGCAACTGATAGTAGAGTTAATAGTATCTCAGAGGATCCAACTGCATTCCAGTATATTTCCAAAGAAATTTTATTGGAAAATTCATCTTCATCAATTTTAATTCTACTAAGTGCTAATATCAATACATATTCAGATATTCGTGCTTTCTACACAACCTCACAAAATCAAAACTTTACTCCAATTTTTGTTCCATTTCCTGGTTACAACAATTTAGATGCTAAAAATCAAATTATAACCCCAGAAAATAATGATGGAAATTCTGATACTTTCATCAGTCCTTCATCACATTTGGCATTCTTACCACAAGAGTTGGAGTATAAAGAATATTCATTTAGTATTGATAACTTATCACCATTCAGATCATATAGAATTAAAATTATAATGACATCAACAAATCAAGTGTATCCACCAAGATTCAAAGATCTTAGAGTTATTACACTTGCATAATATGAGTTATCTTAAGGTTGAGGGTCACTCAAATTTAATGAGAGACCCTCATACAAATTCAATTATTAATACTAGTATGTCAGAATATCAAGAATATATTACAAGAAGAGATTCAAAAAGTGAAAAGAATCAAAAGATACAAAATCTTGAATCTGATGTTGCTAATATAAAAAGTGATATCAATGAAATAAAGTCGTTACTCCGGAGTTTAGTTAATGGATCCTGATAAAATTAAAATTGAAAGTCTGAGCAAAAGTTTTGAATACTTTAAAATATCTTCAGAAATAGATAATATACACGATATTGAACTCGTTAAAAATGTTGCAAAATGTTATTTTAAACTTTATTTAAAACAACAAGAAGTATTATCGTCTATAGAAGCTCCAAGTATTAAATGAAAATATAAAGTTTAATATAGATTCTGAATTTTAGTTAGTTGTGGTTCTACTGTTTATCTAATATTGAATTAAAATATTCTAATTATATAACCACAATCTACTCATATCCCTAAATATCTTGAGATGTATTAAATAAATGGCGCAACCATCTACCAGGCAGGAATTGATAAATTACTGTAAAAGAAAACTGGGTGCGCCAGTTTTAGAAATCAACGTAGCTGATGAGCAGATTGATGATTTAGTTGATGATGCAGTTCAATTTTTCCAAGAACGTCATTTTGATGGAGTTTATCCAACATTTTTTAAATATAAAATTACACAGGATGATATTAATAGGGGAAGAGCAAGAGGTAATAATAATTCAAGCGTTGGAATTGTAACAACGAGTGTAACCACTAGTATCGTAGGTACTGCGACAACATTTAATTATGAGGAAAATAGTAATTATCTACAGGTACCTCCCGGAATAGTTGGAGTAACAAAAATATTCCAATATGATAGTGCAAATACTATCAGTCATGGTATGTTTAGTGTAAAGTATCAGTTATTCTTGAATGATGTTTACTATTGGGGAACAACAGAACTTTTGTCATATGCAATGGTAAAAACTTATCTTGAAGATTTGGACTTTTTATTGAACACTCAAAAGCAAATTCGTTTTAATAAAAGACAGGATAGACTTTATCTTGATATTGATTGGGGAGCAATAAGCACGGACACTTATATCATTCTTGATTGTTATGCAGTTTTAGATCCAAATGACTATAGTAGAGTGTGGAATGATTCATTTATTAAACCATATTTAACATCATTAATTAAACGTCAGTGGGGGCAAAATATGATGAAATTCACTGGTGTTAAACTACCTGGTGGTGTAGAACTCAATGGTCGTCAAATGTACGATGATGCTCAAAGAGAAATTGATATTTTAATGGAAAAAATGTCCAATACTTATGAGCTTCCACCTTACGACATGATTGGTTAATCTTATGTTAAATCCATTTTTTCTTCAAGGTTCAGAATCGGAAAGAAATTTAATTCAAGATTTAGTTAATGAACAATTAAGAATGTATGGTGTGGAAGTTTACTACTTGCCAAGAAATTATCTTACACAAAATACTGTTATAAAAGAAGTTATACAATCTTCATTCGAAGATTCATATCCAATAGAAGCATATCTCGTTAATTATGATGGATATGGTGACAATCCAACAATTCTTTCAAAATTTGGTATTCAAGCACTTAATGAATTAACTATAACGATATCTAGAGAACGATTTGAAACTTATATTTCTCCTCTTATAAGGAATAAACAAAATATTAGAATATCAAACCGTCCAAAGGAAGGAGACTTAATTTATTTTCCCTTTGGAGATCGTTTATTTGAGATAAAATATGTTGAGCACGAAAAACCATTTTATCAACTTAATGGAAATACCACTTATGATTTAAGATGTGAACTCTTTAGATATGAAGATGAGGTGATTGATACTGGAGTGAGTGAAATTGATGATACTCTTGCAGGAAGTTCCAGCGATCCATACGATATAACTAATATTGTTGGTGTAATTCAAAAACTAACAGTTGTTGGAAGCGCAACAACTGCTTCTGCAATTGCTTCAGTTGTTAGTGGTGGTATTAGATACTTTACAGTTACTAATAGGGGTGGTGGATATACATCTGCACCAAGAGTTGCAATCTCTTCTGCTCCATCGGGTGGAATGACAGGAGTAGGATCTGCAACGATGATTGGAGGAATTGTTGTTTGTAATAGCAACGTAAATCCAGTTTCATCCTCTGTACAATCTGTTGAAGTAATAAATGCTGGTTATGGATATACAGTTGCTCCTGGAGTTTTATTTTTTGGAGATGGGTCTGGAGCTTCCGCAACTGCAACAATTGGTGACGGAGTTGTTGGAATTGTCACAATCACAAATGGTGGAACTGGATATACAACTTCTCCAACAATTACCTTTACTGGAATTTCTACAGTATCTGCAGCTGCGACTGCTATTGTAAGTTCTTCTGGAGTAATATCACAAATAAGATTGACAAATACTGGTTTTGGATATACTGAACCACCAACTATAGTAATTGGAAATCCATCTTCCAGTTCTTTTGGGAATTATATATTTAATGAAGTTATAGTTGGATCTATAAGTAGTACAACTGCAAGGGTAAGATCTTGGAATTCAACTACAAATCAACTTGAAATTTCTAACATATCTGGAGAATTTTTAATCTCGGAAAATATTGTCGGATCTGATTCTGGTGCCTCTCATGCACTAAGAACAATTGATGAATATCCAGTTAACGATGGATATACTGACAATAAGAATATTGAGACTGAAGCAGATTTGATCATAGATTTTAGTGAAAAAAATCCCTTTGGAACTCCTTAATATAAATATATATTATATTATTGAATATCAATAGAGAGTTTATAAAAATGTTTGAGTATTTTTACAACGAGATCTTAAGAAAAACAATAATTTCCTTTGGTTCTCTATTTAATAATATTAAAATTAAGCACACAGATTCTAATGATAATGTTGTTAGCGTAATAGAAGTCCCTCTTGCATATGGACCAACTCAAAAGTTTTTAGCAAGACTTGAGGAATCTCCAGATTTAAGCAAACAAACTCAAATAACATTGCCAAGAATGTCATTTGAGTTTACAGGAATGACTTACGATCCATCAAGAAAGTTAACAACTACTCAAACATTTGTAGCAAAAGATCTGAATAATGGAACGGATACAAAAAAATCATATATGCCCGTTCCATATAATATGCAATTTGAATTGAGTATTATGTCAAAACTTAATGATGATGCTCTTCAAATTGTAGAGCAAATTTTACCATATTTTCAACCATCATATAACATTACTGTCAATTTAGTCTCAAGTATTGGTGAAAAAAGAGATATTCCAATAGTTTTGGAAAATATCACTATGCAAGATGACTATGAAGGAGATTTCACAAAAAGAAGAGTTCTCATTTATACATTGAGATTTTCTGCAAAAACATATTTGTTTGGTCCAGTGCAGTCTGCATCAAAAGATGTTATCAAGAAAATGTCTGTCAGTCTTATTTCTGGAGAAACAAACTCTACACCGTCAAGAGAAGTTGTGTATTCGGCAAGTCCAAGAGCAATTAAAAACTATACTGGAATTGTTGTTACAAATATATCTAAAGATATTGCAGTTGAAGATATTTTAATTTCCGTAAATAATGCAACCACAATTGTTACAAATACATATCTTGATATAGAAGGTGAAGAGGTTTTTGTGAAATCAAAATCTGGAAATGTTCTTACTGTTGATAGAGGAAGAGATGGAACCTTAATTATTCCTCACCTTGCTGGAGCTCAAGTAAAATCAATCACATCATCAGATAATCTTCTCATCCCAACTGGTGATGATTTTGGATTTAGTGGATCTACCACGTAGGAACTCAAAATTAACATGACAAATAAATTTGATAATTTGAATGAAGCATTTAATGTTACTGGAGAAATAGTTTCCATTGATACCGAAGAATCTTCCACAGATAAAATAGAAAAAATTACCTCTACAATTGATGATGTAAAAAAAGATTATGAATACACTAGAGGAAATTTATATTCTATTATAGAAAAAGGTCAGGAAGCAATTAACGGGATTCTTGAACTTGCAAAAGAAAGTGAAATGCCTCGTGCATATGAAGTTGCTGGGCAATTGATAAAAAATGTTGCAGATGCAACTGATAAACTAATGGAACTTCAAAAGAAACTGAAGGATATTGAGGTTGATAAAGGTGTAAGAGGTCCTACAAACGTTACTAATGCACTCTTTGTTGGATCAACCGCAGAACTTGCTAAACTTTTGAAGTCTAAACAGTTAGATCAACCTAAATAACGAATTGAGAGGAAATACCAAAGTATATTAGTAATATACTTTAATTTGGATGGTGTCACTGAAAATGTTCACCTTCTCAAAATTCTTATATCTTTATCATCAATAACTTTTAAAATAGTTAGAACATCAATTAATTTATAAATATCTTTACGGCAATCAAATGTTAAATGAATAGTTTTTCTGAACAATTAAAACCTCATAAAACAGTTCAACAGATTGCAAAGAAGCATAATCTTAATGCATCTTTAATTCAGAAGCAACTAGATATTGGAGAACCAATTGAGCACGAACATACAAAAGATCATAATCTTGCTATGAATATTGCTCTTCAACATTTGGATGAAATTCCCGATTATTATACCAGACTTAAAAAAATGGAAGCATCTGCAAAAAAGGATCATAGAAAATTTAAAGATGTGAAAGAAGAATTAGAAGAGCAAAGATATTGCCCTCTTTGCGACAAAAGAGAAACAAGATCAGAATGTTCCTATGGTGGAAAATCTTGGGATAAGGTTTCTGTGAAAGATCACGAATATTCTATGGTAAGATCAGAACTTGCTACAATGTCTGATGCCATAAAGAGACTTCAAAAGAAAGTGGGTAAGGGTGAAGGAAATATTGAGTCTTGGGTTCAATCAAAAATTACCAAAGCAGCAGATTATATTGATACTGCTGCTGATTATATTGCAAGTAAAGAAATGGAAGAAGCATGTTGGGTTGGGTATAAACAAAATGGGTTAAAGAAAAAGGGAAAGAGAATGGTTCCAAATTGTGTTCCAACAAATGAAGCAAAAACACTTGGATTTGAAATTAAAAAGTCATCAGGTGCAGGTGCATTAACTCCAGATGCAGCAAAGCAACTTGGGGATAAAGCAGTTACACTTCAAAGGGAAAAGGCAGCAAAAGTTGATTTACCAAAACTAAAAGAACATAGAGGAATTGTTGCAAAAATTCTTGAAGAACTTCAAGAAGAATCAAAGTCTGGAGATTCATCTCTTCACGATTGGTTTTCTAAAAGTAAATCAAAAAGTGGAAAACCGGGATGGGTTCAACTGGGAGGAAAATATGCTGGAGAACCTTGTGCTCGCCAACCAGGCCAAACCACTAAACCAAAGTGTGGTAGTTCAAAAATGGCATCAGAAATGTCTCCAGAAGAGGAAGAGGGAGCAGCAAAAAGGAAAAGAAAAGAAGATCCAAATCCTTATAGGACAGGTAAGGTAATAAATGTTGAAACAGAAGAGTATGTAAATGAAGACGCATGTAAAGAAAAAGTCAAATCAAGATACAAAATTTGGCCTTCAGCCTATGCCTCAGGAGCACTTGTAAAATGTCGTAAAGTAGGTGCCGCAAACTGGGGAAATAAAACCAAAAATGAAGATGTGACAATTGAAGATGTGAATGGAAAGACATTTGCAGAAGTTGTTGATATTATCAAACCAGAACCAATCAAAGGATTTAAGCAGCAAGTGAATGAAGCAACTCGTCTTCCTGCTACAACCGGTAATATTATTTCGGTGATGTTGAATTGGAGAGGAAAAACCTATGGAACAAAAATGTTTTTCCCTCAAACAAAACTTCCATCAAGAAAAGATATTGAATATGAAATTCAAAAAGTTTATCCGGATTGCAGAATATTAACATATAAGGTTGCAGAATTTGTTCCAGGACAAGCACTCATTTATGTGGACAATACAAAATCAAAAAACTATTTGATGAATAATAAGACTATTGGTGAAGAGACTATTGAGGAAGAAGGTCCTGTATTATCGGTTGGAAGAGGTGAAAAACTTTCCGTAGAAAGAGGTGGTGGACTTACAGCAAAGGGAAGAGCACGTTACAATCGTGAGACTGGTTCCCATCTTCAAGCACCTGTAACAGGGAAGGTAAAACCAGGAAGTAAAGCAG